CAGCTAAAGTGATAGAATTGATCAGTGTCTCATCAAAAATTAAGAACTCGCATTCGTGTTCTCGGCGGAACCGCTCTTCGCCAATGCGACCCATTTCTTCAGATTTCCATTGTTCATCGCGATCAGGGTGCTCGCTCCAGTGTGCTTTATAGGACTTAAAACCATTGCGGCCGATGCCTGTTTCGTTACCAAACTCGTCAATAGTTTTATTTGAACTTTTCCAAATTTCAGCAAACTGGTCTTCATCGCTGTTGGGTGTGCTGGTAATAATGGCCTTACCACCGGTTGATAGTGTAGGCGAAATACTAGTCCAGAATTCTTTGGCAATGCTGGGTCTAACGAACGCAAACTCGTCACAGTATAGTAGTGATATAGACATACCACGACCGGTTGTTTCTGTAGTTGTCTGTGCTACTATGCGCGATCCGTTTTCAAAGTCTATGCTACCCTTGTTGTAACTGGTCACACCTGCACGAATAAAGTTAGGTACATTTTCATATGCGTATCGTACCCGTTGCATAATTTCCTGTGCGCCTGTGTACTTGTGTGCGGCAATCAATATAGTGCTGTCCGGAACAAACATTGCGTACCACAGTAAGTACCCAGCAGCCGATGTACTTTTACCAGTCTGGCGAGGCATCAATGCAATACTGAATCTGTTGTTATGATATGTGTCAATTAGTTTTTCCTGAAAACTAAAAGCCTTGTATAACATACTGCCCTTGGTAGGATGCTGTATGTAAAAGTAATTATTCATAAAGTATGCCGGCCCGGTTGCTGGGTCTGCACAACGAGCAAACTCGATTAGATCGTGTTCGGTCCACGACTGCTGTTGGTGCGGTCGCTTAATTAACGAATTCTCGAGTGGTTTTAAATTTGACATTCGACATGCTTTGTGTTATAATCATCTAGTTCGACGATTGGTTAAATATACTTATGAGCACAACACTTCTATTAAACGCAGATTTCAATCCAATTTCAATCCTGCCGTTGAGTGTGGTCCCATGGGAACACGCTGTAAAACTGTACTTTTTGGATCGCGTAGAAATTTTGGAAACTTATCCGGGTAAGTTAATCCGTAGTGAGCACATCACTATGGAAATACCCAGCGTCTGTATGACCAAAGAGTATTTTAACTACAAGAAGTCGGTTAAGTTTAGTCGTGCCAATGTGTTTTTGCGCGACCTGTATACCTGTGCTTACTGCAATGACACATTTGACAACAAAGAATTAACACTGGATCATGTGATTCCTAGAGCTGCTGGGGGTAAAACCACTTGGGAAAACTCTGTGACAGCCTGTAAGCCTTGCAATTACAAAAAGGGCAGTAAGTTGTGGAAGCCACATCGTATGCCGTTTAAGCCAGACTACTACAGTCTGATTGCACAGTGGAAGAATCGTCCATTCCATGTACCGCACGAATCGTGGTACAAATATTTAGGTGTGGACAAATCGGCTGTTAATGCCGCTTAGAACCCACCGGTGGCTCGCCGGTTAGGTAAGGACGACTAAACCATAATTGGAACCATTCATCAGTTCCGGGTTTAATGTTATGTTCTTTTTCTAACCGGCGCTTTTCCATTCCGGTTACGCTTATATTACTACCAATTGGACTTAGGCCGCCATCTCGATTTGCAGTCGGACTTTGATTCTTTTTAATTCCGGCTAGGTGCTGTAAGTCCTTGATTGGATCGCTCATTTTCTCTTAGGCTTAACTGGCCCTTTTGGAGACATTGGGCTTTGTGTGTTAATACCAGGCAGTTCTTTGGACCCTGCACCAGTGTCCGAACTACTTTTAATGCCCATCTTCTTTTCGGCTGCTTTGCGAATTTTAGTGTCAGCATCACTGTAGTCAACCATGGTAAATCTGCTACCAATTGGTCCTTCTGCGTAGCCTATACTATCGGGTGCCGGAGCCAATGCAACGCCAAATCTGTAGGCTAGATACGGGCTGTTGTTATTGTCTAGTTGATCGTAAGTTGTTAAGTGAGGTGCCGCTTGCACCAGTGCTTTGCGTAAAGGCTTTTTGTCCTCACGAACGAACTCGGAAGCTCTCATCTTAGACCCGAGGAGGCAGTCCTGCCATTTTGCGTAGTGTATCAAGTGAACTAATCTTATCGCTAGTGTCTTGAACTTGATCCATACTTACAGGGAAATCTTGTCCCGCTGCCTTGCGCTGTACAGCCGGAATATTCTCTGGTCTGGCCTTACCAATTGTATCAACTTTTGGAGCCACTGGCGCAGGGAAGTTGCCTAATCTTGCACTGCCCTTGCGCTGGTATGCAGGAATTTCTAAAGGATCTGCGGCTTCTACTAGACCTTCGTCTTGAAGATCTCTATAAAAACGCTCACTGATCCACTCAAATGGATCGCCGCTACGGGCTTTGGCCACGCCATAAGGCATTTCGCCGTTGTCCATATAATAGTCAAATAATGCGTGATACAAGTCGGTGTCCAGATCACCATCTTCGACAAAGTTTTTAACTTCGTGTTTGAATCTCTTAATAATGTGACCAACAGTTACACCAGCTTCGGCAATTAGCCTAGCTTCCGATACTTGACGAACGCCTTGCATCACTGCGCTTTCTGTGTGTATGTCTGCGGTAACCACAGGTTTTCCGCCTTTTGGATTTGTATTAGCTCCCATACCTGATACTTTACCTTTTGTTCCTTTGCCGCCGGCTGCACCAATATGCGATGACCCTTGCCACTTTTCGGCTTTGCGAGGCTTATGAGTTTTACCAACTTGAATTTTTCCACCCCGAGCCAAGAAGTCGTCAACAGCATCTTCGCCAACTTCTTTGGGCAGACCTTTATGTTTGGTCTTAGCAAAATCTTCGGCATCTGATTTTTTCATTGTACTGGCTACTTTTTTTAGTTCAGGACTGGCGCCCTTGACTTTTTCGCCTTTTTGCATGGCATGAACCATACCCATGAATTTTTGCTGTTGCTGGCTAACTGCTTTTTCAGTTACAGCCTGTTCAGATTCAACAAAGTAGTCTGCTAATTTTTTCATAATTACTTCATTTTCTTTTTCATGGACTTTTTATCGTCCTTCTTTTCGTCTTTGACTTTTTTAATACTGGCTAGCTCTTCGAAAAGCTGTGCTTCTAGTGCAGCCAATTCTTCGCTTTCGCTCATGGCCATTGGGTTATCGCCTTGACGATAGCTGTGCTTGACCATATTCTTTTCTTTATGTAAGTCTGTACCTTGGCGTAGTTGTGCATCAATGCCCTGTACTTGTTCGTCGGGTTCATTGGCATAAGTTTCGTCAACTTCTTTGTCACCGCCAAACTTAAAACCGCCTTCGGCATGTGCTAGAGGTACACTGACAACTTTAACATCGGCCTTGCCGCCGGTCAGTTCCGAAGCGTGGTCGGCCATGTCATGATCACCGTCGCCGTCAACATCGCCCATGGATGACGAACCGCCGCCCATGCCAGCTAGTTTTAGCATCTGCATTAATTGGTCAGCAGCTTCACCGTCGGCAGTGACGCTAACGCTTTTACGACCAGTGCGTGTGTCAATATTTGTATTAACGCTCATACCACTATCGCCCATACCAGAACCGTCGCTGGCCATCATTCCGCACTCGCCAAGTGCAGATTCTTTCATTGTGGCTTTCTTTTCTTTGTCGGCTTCTTTGTCGGCTTTGACACTTTGCCAACCCTGAACTTGCTTGCCAGGATGCTTCTTGCCTTCCTTGTCAGTCCAGGTTGTATCTTTTTCTTTACTGGCAGGGCGATCGTCGGCCTCTTTAACTTCTTCTTTATCTTTAAGAGCTTTTTTCATTGGCTCTTTTTTATCGCCGTCCTTGTCTGCGTCTAGGAAGTCTGGCTTCTTGCCTTCTTTGACATCGTACTTCTTGCCGTCTACTTCAAATTCTTTTTTACCAGCGGCCTTGGCCTTGGCTAGTTCGCCAGAGAATTCGTTGCCTTCTTCAACATCGTCTTCATCAACTTTTTCAGACTCAACGATAGCGTCCATTCTGGCAATCAGTGATGCCATGTCTACAGGCTTGTATCCTACAGATTCTTTGACCTTCTTTTCTTTTTCATCTTTTTCAGCTTCCTTGCCTGTATACTTGTCACCTTTGACTTGTGTAGCAGGATGCTTTTTACCACTCATGTCTGTCCAAGTGGTTTCTTTCTTTTCTGCTTCGCCTAAAGATTGAGTAGTTGACAAAGCAGAGAAGGTTGATAATATTTTGCTGAAATCCATATCCATTTTATTTTCCTTTAACGGGGCTTGGTATTTTATTTTGGCTGCTGCCAACTGGGCTCTTGGTCCCTAGGGGTAATGTGTCTAAACTTGTAGGGTCGGCTTTTTCTTTACCGGCTATTTCAAATTTAGTTTCCTTGTTTTTTATTAGCTCTTTGATAAAGCTGCCAACTCGAGCCTGGCCGACTAGTTCTTGTGCGCCGGGTTGATCTTCTAAATCTGGGTCTGTTAGCACAGGACCTTTCTTTGCTGGTGCTGGCTCTGTGACCATGTTTTGTTCAAATTGATCCTTGGTATAAACACATACGCAACCTTTGTCTAACATAGCTCTTTCGGCTACAATGTGCTGTAATTGCTCTGTGGTTGTTGGGTACTTTAGGCCAATGTCAATGATGTGACATTCGCAAGGACCCATCTTAGGAAAATCTGTGTGTTCTTGTATAGGTAAACGCTTAGGCTTGCCCATGCTTTCTACGCCATAAGCCTCTAATGCGTTTTTAATTTTTGCCAGGTTTTCTTCGCTCATTTCAACCTCGGCGACCTTTACACGAAACTCATAGGTTTTCTGCGTATGGTACAGGTACTGTGTGAATGGTTTCATGGTAATAATAAATCCAGTTATCTATATTTATGCTACTGTAATTTCTTTGAGTCATTGCGCTCGCTGAGAATTTGCTTTAGTAGTTCATTTCTATCTAAAACTACTGCTTGTCCTTCTAAGGGCGTTGGGCCATTGCCTTCCTTGGCCGATACTTGATCTAAGCGCATTTTTTTCAATTGCAGATCAACCATGCGTAGTTTTTTGTCAATTTTAGCCTGCTTGGCTGTTAGTGCATGACCTAGCAGTATACCAGCAGTTTGCAGTATTTGGCCGCTGTAGCGTGCCTCTACATTCATTCCTAAGTCCATTAAGTCCTCAAACTTGTCTCTGGCCAGTTTAGCTAATTCGTCTAGCTCATCGTCGGCGCCGTCAAGTTCACGAACTTCAGGTAGCGCACGATCTATACGATCAATAATGTTTTCTGCACTGGTAATGAGTTCTTTCTTTTGCTCAATATCAGCTTCGGCACCTGCAGGTTGCTCTAAACCAGATTCGGGCAAGTTAAAAAATTCTTCAAGTTTTTTGGTCATGCAGATATTTAGCGGGTTTTTTTGATACCAGCATAGATATCTTCTTCGGTTACTATACGGAAGTGCAGACCCTGTTGGGCACACCAGGCTTTAGCAGCCATCCATTTGGCAGCATTCAATGCAGCGGCAGCTCGATCTCTGTCACTGCGGGCACTTTCCATGCTAACTTCTTTGCGTGGTTTGACTTCTACTACCTCTGCATGTTTCTGTTGATTTTTGTCAACATAGACTATCATAAAATCCGGTACATAAATTGTATTCTTGCCAGTAAAAGGATTCCTATAGGGAATCATAAAAGGTTCGCTGGCCCAATTAACCACAGCAGGATTGTTGTCGCAAAACTGCATAAAAGTAAATTCCCAACCTGACCTATAGGTAGGTTGTTTCTTGCCTACATATTTTGCGGCATTCTTTACTTGAAATTTTCCGTTAGCGTATTTGGCCATTATGGTAATATAGTTCTTGCGACATATTTGCCAGTCACTGGCTGATTACTGATACCTAGGTAACTGGTTCCAACTCTGTTTAAGTTTAAAAACATTGTTAAGTAACCATTGAGCTCTGCCTTGCCCATTTTCATAAATTGTTGCAAAGTTTCCATTGGATCAATGCCTTGGCTCACGCTGGTTAGAATAACCGCAGATGCTAATGCCTTTGCGGCTTCTTTATTTTCAGCTACCTGCTGAAAATAGCCAATGATTGCATCGTCGACATTTTGACTAACTGATATACTAGGTAAAGTTAAATTGTTGAAAAAGTTAGATGCATTGCTTCGACTGTTTATGTCGATTGTGCCTAGATTGTTTGTGTTCATATTCCGCCTACTCCGGTTAAGCCTTCTTTCTTGACAATCTGTCGCTCAACTTCGGCGGCCAAATTGGTGCTCTTATCACTAAGCTCATTGAGCCTGCTGTCTTGGTCGCTGGCAATGGCTATTTGCATTTCGATCTGTTGATTTAATTCAATGACATCTGGGTCGTCTTCGGTTAGACCCAGTCCTAATAATTCTTGTTTTTTAGTATCTAAAGAGTTGACGGCATCAACTGTTAGCTGTTGTTGTTCTTTTAGTTGGTTGGCTTCAACTTCAAGATCATACAAAGCCGATGTGCCTATATTAATGTTGTTATCTAAGTCCTGTATTTCGCCATAGTCAAACATATTTCCTTGATTGCTTGGCCCTGGGCTGTATCCTAAATCGCTGAGCGTTGTTTCTCCGCTATATGCATCACTGATATTGTAACCGTTGATAAAATTTTCTTCTCCGTCAGGGCCAGGAAAATCATAATATGATGAATAAGGTGCTACCCCTTCTAGATAACTGGTAGCATCACTCATTTCTTGATTAGAAGAACCTCCACCGGATAACAATAGCGGCTGGCTGGTAAAAGCACTGAGCCAGCTACTGGCGCCTGACTGAATACCAGACCCGCCTCCTAGTACGCCGCCTAGTAGGCCTGCACCTAATGCTCCTCCAAACCCACCGCCACTGATAGAACTCAAGGCGCCGCCCAGACTAGGCAAGCTAGGAATAAAAATACTATTCTGTGGATTGTTACCTCGCAGTATACCTGTACCTATACCTAGCAGTTCACCAACCGCAGCTTTTTTCAAATCCATGCTGCCAGCAGTCTTTAATCCCTTGAGCCCTTTGAAAAGAGCCGAACCGTAATTATTATCTTTTATATCGCGTATAACATCATCGGCAGTATCTAATAGGCCACCGGGACCTAAAATACTCTTTGTGCCACCGCCAGCAGGAGTCAGTGGACTGGGCATCTTATCGTAATGCAAATCAGCAAAGCCTTTGACATTACTAGGCGTTACAGATCCATAGAAGTAAAGAATACTTTCGTATTCAATGGTCATTTCATGTTGAACTGTTTCGTTAGATCCTTGTTGGTGATCACCATGTCTAAAAGTTTTAATGATTGGATTGATCAACACATATTCACTGAACTTCTTTTGATGCAAACTGTAAATTCTTATTGAATTAAGATAGCTTGGTGCCATTTGCAGCCTTGGTGAATATCCCCATTTGTCTGATGGTCTCGAACTTTCGTATTTGTGAGGAATCCCATACATCTCTTGTTGATAATCGCTGTCCCTGTAATAGTAATTAAAATAGTCAAACCAAAAGTTTCTAATTACATTGGCACTGTCATCGTGAAATGTAATAGTAATAGGATCGTAGTTGATTTTACTCTGTGCATAGTTCGGACGATTGTATGCGTTATATTTTTTTGTATCAATGGAAAACTTAGGCAAGCTCACAGACTTAACCAACATTCCAAGTTCTCTAAGTGCATTCGGATTCTGTGGATCTGATCTAGTAGCCTGTGGATCGTTGATGTCGAATGCCACATGAAACAGATAGCCCATCTTGGGCAGTAGTCTGTATTGGTCGTCGACGAATAATTTGCTGGCGTGTCTGTAGTCCCGTAGGTTATCCGGAGTCAGGGCCTGGTTAATAACCGAACCTGCAAATTTAAAAATGTCGCTGAAAATATTTGCCATAACAATATTTATGTCAAAAAAATGCCCGGCCTAAACCGGGCATTAAGGGTGTCACCAGGGCGTTATTGTGTTACGTTAGTTCCAATGGTACGTCCAATGAATGTACCAATTCCAACGCCTCCAGGTGTCTGAACAGCATTATCGAACTTTAGTGTCAGTGTAATCTGCACAGGATCGTTAGTGCTGTAGTTTAATTCGCCATATGCCGCACTTTGGATATAGCAACCATATAGTTCCCATGTTTCCAACACTGTCGGTTCGTTGACTCCGTTACCACCGTCTAGCATTTCGCAGCGTGTGATAAACTTGTAGTCAATGCCCGAGGCAGCACTACTTTGTTCCATGAAGTCAAATTGCTTCTGAAGTTGTTCACCAACCAACTTGGTAACATTACCTGGAGCATCGTCACGCAGTACAACTTGAATATCGTTCCAAGTTGGCTTACCTGCCAATCGGACAATACTGTTATAAACATGAATATCAATGTCACCAAATGTAACTGTTGGTCGTGCAAAACTTACTACTTGTTTTGTTAGTTCTACTTTGTTAGCACTAACGCCAAACCCCTCAAAACTGGCCCTAAAGCGGAAGGGCAATTTTGGCATCAATAGTCCCTGGCTACTGGCGCTTTGGTCAGTGGCCAACGGTACTGTGAATCTCGTCAACGATGCGATTGCCATATTTTCGTCTCCTGTTGCAAATATTTACCTAATTTAAGTCTGGTAATGGAGCAGGGTCTCTGCTCCATTATGTACCTATATTAAGCTGTGCCTCCGCTGATGGCACCTGGGTTCTTCAAGCGAATTGGAATGTAGATAAATTCTACAGCCTTCATTGGCTCGACAGCGATATCGATGTACAGCTCGTTTCTTGCGATACGGTCTGGTGTATTGTTGCTGTTATCACAGACAACCAAGTAATCATACAGACCACGCTTGGCTACTAGATCATTTAGTACACTTTCAACAACCTGCTTAACTTGATCACGAGTGATCTTGTCATTTGGCTCAAACAAGAATTGGTTGGCCAGTGGTTGTAGCACCACACGCAAATAGTTTACCAGTCGTGCAACGTTTACACGATCCAGTGCGCTGGATACTGGGTTGCGTGTCTTCTGACCATACACTACTAGACCTGTACCCAACAGTAAAGTAATTGGGTTTAGATTTAGTTCATATAGTGCATCGCGCAGACCCTTGCCAATACCGGTATTAACAAACAATCCACTTCTAGCATCAACATATCCAATTGCTGTAGCATTGTCTACTAGACCGCGGCGTGTACCGGCTGGTGCAAACCACTGATATGCTACATTGTCGTTGCGAATGTATGTGCGTAACATAATATGGCTAGCAGGTACTGCAACTTCGTTACCACTTAGGTCGTTAGTCAATGCACTTGGATAGTACAGAGCCACATACGGATCGCGATTCACTGCTACAGTATTGTTGTAGTTAGTGATGTCACTGATTGTAGCTGGCAATGTCATCGGTGTGTCGCCAATGATAAAGCCTGTGTTGCTACGATCGTTGTTTAGTGCGATCAAGTTAGGTATCAACTCTGGATATCCAGAGCAGGTCAATAGGTTAAAGTTATAACCTTCTTCGCGGATGTCTAGGCTTCCGTCTAGTGCTGCCTTTAGAGCACGAACAATAACTGCTCGCTGTGCCCAGTGTCCAGCATATGGTGTACCATCTTGCTTGTTGCCACTATCTGTGACCCAAGCTGCCTTGACTGTTGGCAGAATGTTATTTGGGAATGCCTGTGCATTGAAGTAGTTACCAATGTATTTCTTAACATTGTAGCCGCTACGACGAGTGTTGAATAGCAATGTGCCGCGTGGGAACAAGCGGAAATCCGGAGCGTCTAAGTCAATATAGTTGCTGGACTGCATGTCTGCACAGCTAGGATAATCTCCAGAGATCGGATCTGTGTTACCACCAGTGTGGTTGCTGTCACCATCCCAACGAACATCAGCAAATACAATACCGTTTTGGCTAATGCTGTCGGTGTTATCAATTAGTTGCCATCTGTTAGTAGCAGTACGGCGATATAGTTTTGGATAGTTTTCTAGATCACTGCTGTCTAACCATAGATCACCCGGCTCTAGCTGTGTGCCATCACTTTGTGTAACTGGCTCGCTGGCAGCAATAATAACGCCACCTGGATCAGTTACTTGTAGGTTAAAGCCACGAGCATCACGAGCTACATTCTTGTAACCCTTCCAGCCATTGGTGTCACAGATCATGATATCAACTGCTGTAGGATCGCTGTAGTACCATAGACGACCATCATCTGGTGCTGTGTATGGCTCAGTGTCACTGAATGTGTATGTAGCTAGACGCCAGTTGGTTAGCGTGATGCTACCAGGTACTAGATTTGGAACTACGCCAACGGTGCTGGTGGTAAAGCCAGCTGTGGTAATTGGGTTAGTGCCAACTGTAGTATTAACTAATGTAACTAAACCACCAGCATTGTGCAGAACTGTGATTACGCCTGCTCCGTTTACACGGGCTGTGACATTAGGAATGTTAGCGGCTAGAATAGCTGTAACAAAATCGCTGGCGTTTGTACCAGTGATTGTAATATTGTATGTGCTTGGCATGTTTGTGCCAGGCTGGCTTACTAGCATTGTAAATGTGCTGCCAGATACAAATGATCCGGCTACAGTAGAACCAGACACTTCAACCTTGCCGCCCATTACTAATTCGTATAGTTTGAAGCTTAGGTTGCCGTTATTGTTGGTGTCATACTTAACAAACATAGCACCTGCACGAAGATTCTGGCCACCACCGGTGCTGTCTAGACCGTATAGTGCATCATATCCATCGGCGTAAATTGGTGTAGCCAACTTGTTCCAGGCCTTGGTTGTGCCATTCCACTGCTTAACTGCAAAGTTTGCACCATTGCCAGCAACACTGGTCTTCAACCATACAGAACCTGTTGGTCGAGGAATTGGATCAAAGCTGCTCCAACTTGGGTTTTGGTTAAAACTACCATAGTATAGCTCTGGAGCGTAGTATGTGCCAGCACCAATGCCTAGTTCTGCTAGGCCTGTACCAGTACCGTCGACTAGTGCAATAGCGCCATTGGCTGTTCCGCCTGTGCTGCTACTGGTTCCATCTACATATAGTGCTAGGAAACCATTGACAATATCGGCAGTAACACCATTGATGTTTAGAGCATTAATAATAGTAACCACGGTGGCCACATCAGGCGTACCAGCTGGAATATTTACAGCAACGCCGTTGATGCTGAAACTTCTGCCTGCGGTAAAGTTAGGACTGCTGTTTGTACCAGATACAGCAGGGTGGCTATTTTGCCAATCTAAACTGCCAATTTGTACCCAGTCATTGAGACTATTTTTGTAGAATGTGTAGTTATTAGCATCACGAACTACCACTGCATAAGCACCAATTGTGCCTAGGCTTTGGTTTGGTGTTGGTACACCACCGGTGACTGTGATATCATTCCAGCTAGAAATAATCAGCGGAACCTTGTTCACATAATCGTTATTGATTTGATCGTATTCGTAAACACCCCATTCTGTTTCTGCGGTGTCTAACCAGTTAGTACCATCGGGTACTTCACCGATTGGGCGAACTGTGGTGCCAACTAACTCATCTAAGTTAATATCGGCACGGATGGCCCAGACACGATTACCTACGCCTAGTGCGCTGTAAGCGGCTAATAGACCGTATTCGTTTAGCTCATTGCCATGTAGCGGAGTACCAGAAGCACTCAAACGGAATGTAGGAGCACCAAATGTGGCTACTAATTCTCGTTGGCTGCTAATACCATATACCTTGCCTGCATTGGCTTTCTTGGTACCCGGGGCAATGGCGTTGTTTACTACTTTATTCTCGGCACTAGCAAATAGCACGAAAGGAACTGTTCCAACCGCGGTTGGTAAGTATTGGCTTTCGTCGATAACTGTGATGCTAATGCCAGGGGATACTAATGCTGCCATATGATTTTCCTTTTAAGATTACATTGTAGTTATTTATTCTGGCCAGCATAAAAGGATATCGTTACAGGTCCTTTGCAAAGGTCAGCACGATAAATACTATATGCAATGTAGATCTTTATGCCAATGCGGCCAACATCCAGTGGCAATTAACTATGTTAAGAACGGTGTCACACATTATAGAAGAATGTGTACCAGTTGCATACACAAAGGTCGCACGCCTAAGCCACAACCGCCGTCTTGGTTCAAGCACGGTTACAGAAAAAAACCGCAGTGTGAGAAGTGTGGATTCAAAGCAAAATACCCCGATGATCAACTCAGGGTATTTTATCTAGATGGAAATCTGCGTAATAACAGTTGGCCTAACTTAAAAACTATATGCCTAAACTGTCAACAGGAAGTATTTAAAAGTAGGCTTAGTTGGAAGCCTGCGGATCTTGTACCAGATTTTTGATTTGATTGTACAGATCATCCAATGATCCGTTATTGTCAATGACAGCATCAAAGTCTGTGCCTACCCAGCTGGTTTCGCTGGCATGTATTTTGTATTTGCCCAGGCGCTCTTTGCCCAAAGCCCAACCAATATGACCGGGGCCTTTGTTTACAGCCACAGCATATTCATGCCATTCAGGTAACGTACCACGCTGAACCCAGATTACTCGGCCACCTTGGTTTTTAATTGCTTGGATTTCATTAGGGAATCTACAGTCACTGATCACTACATTGTCACTGCTGGTACGCAATTTGTTCTCTAGTCCTGCAATCCAGATATCGTCATGAAACCCGCGGCGTAGAACTTCAGTGCCCCAGTACTGTAGGACCCACCTAGGGGTTAATTCAGGAATGTTGAGCCTTTGCCCCCACCATGAGTCTACCTGTTCACGCCATTCGCGGCTTTGCCTAGTACGACCTTCTAGCATTTCTCTGTCCCAGCCAAACACTGCCGAGACTGCGTCTTTGAGAATGCCAGCAAAACTTTCACGGCGAAATTCATGAAAGTTAACCAAATAGTCTGCGGCAGTGTCTTTGCCGCTGCCAATGAATCCACAGATGCCAATAATCATACAGCGATTGTATGAGTTAATAGCAATTTTGTCAAGGATTTAATTAGCCGATAACCCAGGTTAGAGGGGCCGAACCGTCAACATAGTTCTTTAACTCTTCTTCTAGTTTTTCCATTTCGGCCTGTGCTTCGGTTTTAAGTGCGTCACCGTTTAGACTGGTTCCGCCCTGCGGTCCAGCAATGGTTTGAAACTTACTACGAGCTTCACCAACAATACGCTTGGCAAAACTATAAGCATAGTCCTGAATCCAGGGAAAGATAAAGTGATCGTTAAGCAACATTACATCAGGTTTATGATTGTAAGTGCGTAACATTACCACTTCTGCTGGAACATCTGTGGCAGGGCTACTGACACGAGTTTTACTTAGATCAAACCCTGTGACACTGGTTGCACCTAGAGCTTGTACTGCTGTTACAGTAAGAGTCTGTAGCACAGTATCTACTGCGGTAACCATATAGTTGTTATTGTATCCTGCTATAGGGCAGTTATTAATAACAAGGCTAGCACCAACAGCCACTGAGGTAGATGTGCTGGTAGCCAGTGTAATTGTACTGCCTGGAGTTAAACCGGAGGCAGTCATGCTATTCAATCGAATGTAAGTGGTTGTTTGATCGGGAATCTTACGAATCAGTGTAAGTTTTCGTGTAGAAGGGTTCCAAGTAAAGTCAATATGGCCACCAAACATCTTCATAGCCAGCTCTTGATATTGTGTAAACAATTCGTAGTTAACTAGACCACCTACGCGGCCAGCTACCAGCATGTAAGTGTTCAAATACCCTGATGCAAAAGGTTCAAATTGGCTGGCTGTGGTTCCTGTGACACTGCCGATACCTCTGCGATAAACACTGCGAACAGTCATTATTTCCTGTGGCAGTATATATTCTTGTGTGTTAGGCAGTAACTCTAGGAAAGCATAGCTTTCTTCGACGCTGTTCTGAGCCCGCTGTCTGTATCTGTTAAATGCATTTTTTATAGCCAGCTCGTAGTGTTCTTTGTCTAGTTCAACATCGACAATTTGATCGCCTAGGCGTAGTCTGATGTAGTCAATGATTTCGTTTTTCTTTTGACTTAAAGAATCCAGTGGCGTAGGATCAAAAGCGATCTGCCCGGGGCCGCCTAGGTTGTCTGTAATAAGTGCGCCAGTCGGCGTTAAACCTGGTTTAAGTGTAGCCATAAAAAAGTCCTGTGCAAGTATTTATGCACAGGACTGGAGTCGAACTCGAACTTAGCCTATACGCAGTAGCAGAGTATCTGTGTTAATGCGCCCGTTGAGTTTGACTTCGACTGCTTTGATCTCCTTAATAAAGGTGCGTAGTGCAATCTTGCCTGCTTTGGCAAACTCTTTAAGCTGTTCTTCGGGCTTGCGTAGAGTTTTTGCCACACTTTTATCAGGGTCGTATCCGGTAATTGTAGTACCTTTAACACCTAGAGTATGATAACTGCCAGCAACATATTTGCCCAGCTTACGAGTCTTGTTATTGTAAATCCAAAGCTCTGCGGCCCCTACAATGTCTGCAGGATTAATACTGACAATCTTCATTGCCTTGTCATCTTTGGCGTACTTGAGTTTGGCCACTACCTTTTCTTTGCTAGGAGCCTTTTTAACACGAGCTTTTTTAGCGGCCTTTTTAACGCCGCGATACTGCTCAATGGCACTCAACAAATCGTTGATCCAACTAATACGCTTCTTAAAATCCACGGCTTTAAAGTGGCTGTAGGCTTCCTTGAGCTGTGGGTCTTTCTTTGTCTGTGCTTCTTCTAGTTCTTCAAGACGCCGGGTGTAAAGTGCTTCGTACCTGCCCAATTGGCTCTGAACTACATTATTGGCCACAAACCAATCATAGAACTTAACTGTACTGGTATCCATTTCGTCATAGTGACCTTCAAGTTCGCCAATTAGCTCACCGGTCTTTTCTGCCAAACGATCTTGGATAGTAGGGCGAACTGCAACCTGCTCTGGTGTGGCAACAACTTCTTCGATTTCTTCGCGACTGCGCTCAATAATTTCCAAGATAGTCTTATTGAGATAGTCACTGTGACGAGTGCGGAACGGCATGCCTTTGCGATGCGCCAGTATCAAACTGCAAGCGGTCATGGGCAACCAACGATCGTTGGCTCGCTCAAAGGCACGAATTTCGTCTTTGTCGAATTCTGTGCTACGGCGCATCCAATCTACCACATGTTTTTTAGTTTCTTTTTGGTTGTAGTAATAATTGTAGTAGTAGAAGCTACGGCGCAACAGATTGTCGAATTTAGCATCGTCCCAATCTTTTGCCTCAGTTGGCCACTCTGGCTCTGAGCCTGTGTACTTTTCATCAGCAAACAGGGGATTTCGAATTTTAGGTGCTTTGGTTTTAATTTTAACGCCAGCAACTGTAGCCATAAGACAACTCCTTTACTGTAATTTATTAATTATAGCAGATTTTGAACCGTTTGTCAAGTCAGTACATCAGGGTAGCCATTATGCTCCACTGTTCAAAAACTGTAATACATTCGTTGTACTGTTGTTCCAGTGTTTCGTATCTGGACGAAATATGCTTGAGTCGCCGACATTCTACAAATTCTTTGTCTAAGTCCGTGAATGCCACGCTGGCATTTTTGTAAAACTTAAACATTTTACTTTTTGGTACCATACTCATACCCTGCAACTGGGCAAAGCACTCTTCCAGTTTTTTTCGGTTTAAGTCGTGACGCTCCTGCATTTCACTATTATACATCCAAAATTATAGTTTGTCAAGTCCATAAATATAGCAATAAGGATACCCATTTATGCCTCGTTTATCGCTCTGGCGCGAAAATCACTCAAACGACTACAAGTTCTTTGACCGTAGAATTTCGGAAATGTTCACTGTGGGCGGAACGGGCGTCTTGGTACACAAGTATCTAGGTACTAGAAATCAAGGCGTTGACGATTACACACAGCCACAGTATGCCAACCAAAGCGAACAGCAGATTCAAGACCTGCTGTTTTTAGAAAACCGTGACAGAGTCTATGACACCACGGTATATCCTATGCGTGGAATTTATCAGGTTAGTGACAGCGATTTTGACCTAACACAGTTTGGACTATTTTTAGCCACTGGTACGCTGTTTTTAACATTCCACATCAATGACATGGTCAACTTAGTAGGTCGCAAAATTATGAGCGGCGATGTCATTGAGCTATTGCATCTCAAAGATTACGATGCATTAAACGATGTGCCTGTGGCACTAAAGAGATTTTTTATAGTTGGCGACTGCCAACGAGCCAGTGAAGGCTTTAGTCCAACTTGGTGGCCACACCTGTGGCGTTGTAAGATTAACCCACTGGTGGACAGCCAGGAATACAAAGATATCCTCAATAAAATTGAAACAGGTGCCAACGGTGAAGAAATGACTCTAAGAGATGTGATCAGCACTTACAATACCTACACTGATATCAATGACGCCATTGTGCAACAGGCAGAAGTTGAAGTGCCAAAAAGTGGGTATGATACCTCGGGTATTTTTATACAGCCATTGGACACCAGTGGGCAGGCTGCTCCTAGTAAAGTTGTCACTGCTGATAATTTTGCTTCTAATACATTGTTAGGTGCCGATGCCAGCGACTTAATGATATCTGCAGACTTGGCTAGAATCAGCCCAGACGCCAAAGTCAAAGGGTGGTTAACCGGAGACGGGCAAGCACCAAACGGATTTCCATTGGTTTCTGGTATTAGCTTTCCATCTGCGCCCAATACCGGTGATTACTGTCTGCGTGTAGATTATGTACCTAATAGGTTATTTAGATTTGACGGTAAACGCTGGGTCAAGATTGAAGACAATGTTCGCAGTCCGTTGACTCCTGGAGCGCAGAATCAAACTCTTAAGAGTGGATTTATTAACAACAATCGTACTTTTGCTGACAATGCTGGTACGCATCAAGAGCGTCAAGGTCTCAGCCAAGCTCTTAAACCTAATCCTGATAACTGATGAGCTATACTACATTTTTCTACGACAGACAAATACGCAGATTCCTGACACAGTTTGTCAGGATTATGAGTAACTTTCAAGTTCAACTCAGTAACGACGACCAAGGTCATGCTGTTTATCAGCGTGTGCCGGTGTTTTATGGTGATGCCAGTAGACAGGCCAGTCAAATACTAAGACAAAACAGTGAAAATACTATCAAGGCTGTGCCAGCCATGGCTGTGCATATTAACCAATTAACCTATGATCGTGAGCGAGTGCAAGAACCTAACTTTGTTAGTAAAATGAATATTCGCACCCGTGGTTATGATGAATCCACTGGACAGTACACAGATCAACAAGGCGGCACTTATACTGTTGAGCGTCTGATGCCAGTGCCATACAAACTAACTCTTAAAGTAGATGTATGGACCAGTAACACTGAACAAAAACTACAATTGCTGGAACAGATCATGATCATGTTCAACCCGGCAATGGAAATTCAAAGCACCGACAACTATATCGACTGGACCAGTTTAAGCTATGTATTGTTAACAGATATTAGTTGGAGCAATCGCAGTGTGCCTGTGGGCACAGAAGAAAATATTGACATTGCCAGCTTAACCTTTGAACTACCAATTTGGATAAGTGCTCCGGCCAAGGTCAAACAACTAGGTGTTATTCATAAAATTATCAGCAGTGTTCTCGATCCTACAGATGGGGACGGCTTTGAATTAGCATTTGTCTACTTGACCTTTGACAACTATGACATTGTCTACAACGGTAACACTCTAAGACTGCTAAAGAAAAACGATTTGTCGGCTACAGAAACTACCATCACAGACGAAATTAATCTTCGAACTTCGCACAGCTGGCAAGCACTAACAACACAGTACGGCGGAATCCGAAATGGTATTAGCCGTGTTAGAATGATGCAAGCCAATGGCAGTGAGCTAGTGGGCACTATTGCACTACACCCCAGTGACGACACATTGGTTCTCTATACACCAGACATGGATACTGTGCCAACTAACACGCTAGACCCAGTGGATGCTATTATTAATCCGCAGACCATTGATGTCAATGCTAATTTGTTGACTCCAAACAATGGTGCTAGATATTTGCTGTTACATGCCGTGGGTCATCCAGATAACACAGATCCAGCATCGGCTTGGAATCCGCCAGGCTACACACAATTGATTGCCAATGCCAACGATATTGTGGAATTTAATGGCCTTTATTGGACCGTAGCATTTGACAGCCAGGCCACATCCAGTGTAGAATATGTTACTAACATGACCACTGGCGCTCAGTACAAATGGGAAAATAATATTTGGACTAAGAGCGTCGAAGGTCGTTATGATAATTCACGCTGGAGTTTAACGATTTGATTGAAAGTACTGGAGCACTAATTTACAGTATTAGCACCAAACGATATTTGTTCCTACTGCGTAGCGGAAACAAATATGCTAATACCTGGGGTTTACCTGGCGGCAAAATAGAGCGAGGCGAAACTGTGTCAGAAGGCCTAGCCAGAGAAATTGAAGAAGAATTGGGCGGCGTTATACCCAATGCCAAACTGTATCCAATTGAAAAGTTTACCAGCGAAAACAACAAATTCACTTATCACACATTTTTAATTCCTGTGGATGATGAGTTTGTGCCTGTGCTCAACGAAGAACACAAAGGGTACGCTTGGTGTGCAGTCGAAGATCATCCAAAGCCCTTGCACCCTGGCGTTTGGCGCACCATTAATTTTAACGAAGTTATCGAAAAACTAAAAACGGTGCAACGCCTGCTAAATCAGGGCGTAAAATAATTAGGGTAGTATTTTAATAACCAAGACAATGCTTCGTCTTGATCCTTGAACTTTTCGCCAGTTTCGCTGTTAAATGGTTGGTTAACTTCGTGACGGCCATGCTCATAGACATCTAGTACGCCGTCATTGTTGAATGTTGTTCTGATAAATTCCTTTAGTCTCATAGCCTGCCTCTTTAAGTTATTTATCGGCGAACAAAGTGATAGTCACCGTCCGGGCCGTTGTCACTGAAAATGCCCAGACAGTCAAAGCCCAGTTGATCCATATATGCAATTACTTCTTGGTGCAGTGGTGCGCCAGTATTGTATTCAACTTTTTGCAATTCTAATATAACATGTTGGGCATGTTTAATAATACCTTCTGCACCACGAACAATATCCATTTCGGCACCTTGCACATCCATTTTAACCAGATCGGGCAAGGGAAACTGACGCTGTGCCACTACTTCGGCCAATGTTTTTGTTGTGTACTTACGCATAAAGTATTCAGGAACACCAGGGTTAATAGCCACATTTTCTTTGTAGTAGCTGTTGCCACCAGGATGGTAATCATTTTGCCAGAATTCCACAGTACGGCCAGACTCGGAAGCTAACACTCCAATGTGATAATCTCTGATTCCGCGCTCTTGATATAAAAATTCCACAGATGGCATAGCCTCAAACAACACATAATGAGCATCGGGCCAAATTCTCAATGATTCATTGGTCCAATGCATAACGCAACTGCCAATGTCATAGACTACCTTAGGGGTGTATCCTGACAACTTTAACTGCAACAGATAGTCTATATGCGTTTTAGGCAGCAGTCGCTGATTGCCTAATTCGCGCAGACGATCCTGTATGTTAACCACAGGTGTTTCCACAGCAGGAATATTGTTATCTACTAGAAATTCTGAACTGCCAATGTGTCGGCATTGAATGTCTGTGTCTGCCCAAATCTTAAATCCTTGAGCTAACGCCTTTTTGCAGAAATCCACATCTTCGCTGATGGTGTTACGATGATCAATGGCGCTGTGATATTTGAAGTGCGGATACGGAATAGCTCGCATAACTTCGCCCCGGACCAACACACAGCCAAAGCCAGAACTGGCAATTTCTACTAGACCGCGCCCTTTGATTTTTCCGTAGGGAATATTACTGACGCCACCCTGACCGTTATGTTCGTAGACTTCTAAAGTGTGTTGCCCGGGCTTGCGTTGAATATACAGTCCCGATACCATGTCAACATTGTGTGCTAATAACCTCTTTAGTGTATCTGGTGGAAACGCAATGTCTGAATCTACACTAAACAGATAATCATAGCCACGAACTACCCAGTCGGCAATTAAGTTGCGTACCTGATCAATGTTGTAGCCATAGAAATATTGAAAATCAACCCTGTATCCGTCGGGCACTTCTAGATCGTAAATGCTTTTAAAAGTTTCTGCTTCGATATTTCTAGCAGTAGGAATAGCCACTAGAATCTTCTTTGCCATTGTAGTCACTGACTTAGATGCTGGTGCAGACTTTTCTAAAACTGTAAATCCATTGTTCTCAGAAGTGTGATATTTCAAACGCCATTCAGGATGTTCAACCATGAACTCCATAATGGCTGTCAGTATACCTTTCTTAGGGTCTTGATCTGTTTTTAATCCATAGGTAAATGTGTCGTGGAAGGCTATATATTTTTTTGCACGACTGTGATGCTGTCTGAGTTCAGCCGATAACTGTGCATAGGTATGATATGTGTCAATGAACAGTAAATCAGTTTCCGGAATAGTCATTGTCAAACTGTCAGCAGATTCATAACTACAGACTTTTCCGGCTTGCTTGGCCAAATTAAACAGATTGGTCACTGACTGCTCTAAGCTAATATCATAGCTGTATAAACGAGCCCTGCTGACTAACAATGCTCTGGTAGAGATTCCAGTACGCACACCCAATTCAACCACAGTGTTGCACTCGTCGGCCAAGGACCTCAGCAGTGGCAGGTGTTGGTTAATGTCGCTGGGCGTGTCGCAGGCCCACTGATATTCGTTTTCTAATACTGGGATGTAATCCATTTTAGGTGATTCTTTCTTTTCTTCTGTGGTTCTATTGACTATTTCTTGTGCTGTACGATTTTGTTCTTGGCCGTTGACTTTGTAATCGTTAAGCGGGCTGGCATCGTTGTAACAGTAAACAATCTCGGGCAAGCAACGAACACCCGCAGGATCAGCAGCTTCGATTAAATTGTAAAAGGTACTGCCATCTCCGCCAGCTCGATACCATTGTCCGTGACTGTCTTGAAATGCACTGTCAGGTATATTTTTAATCAATTGAGATTTAAATGTACGCAGGTGTGTGTAAGGTAGTATCCAGTTAAACTGATGTTTTCTATAAGCACGGGCCTGTTTAATCTCCGCAGGGTAGGGTTGGCTAATCAACGGAATATTATCAACTACACTCCAGCAACTACCATAGGTAAATTCTACGGTGCCATCATAGACGGTGTTGTAGTAGCTGAATATACTGTTGTCATTGACTAACCAATCGTCACCGTCAATGACCATTACAATACTGTCTGTGTCTGCCAAGGCACGAAGCACTGCCACTTGGTTAGCCACTGCGCCACGATTTTCTCTGTTGTTGACTACATGAAACTTTTGTGCAATTTCTGCAGGCAGCTGAGCCAGCGCACTATGAATTGCTGCCGCAGTACTGTCAGTGCTGGCATCATTGACCATATAAACTTCGTAGCTGTTGTAGTCTTGACAGGCCACACTGGTAATAAACTTGCCGATGTATTGTTCGGCATTATAAAAAGTACTGACTACACGAATAGGTTGTTCTTGGCCGGATTTGTATGATTCAAATTCTACAGTGTTGGTGTATCTACGACCCCAGATTTTATGTACTGCATGGTTTATTTTACTCACACGGCGGTACTGATCTCTGCTGAGATAGTTACCGGTTTTGCGATAGAACCATTGCTTCCACTGTAAGGCTACACTATCCCAACCGGCAATGTCTTTGACTGCATTACAGTAATATTGTTTTTGCTGGTGTAGGTATGGGTTATTCCATGCACGAATAACCATGTCAGCAAATAGCTGACACTGACGACTACGATCTATATCTGTGAATAGACTGTTGGGCTCAATGGCATAATCTAAGTGGTAGCCTGCCAACTCCGGCACAATTTCTTCTAAGGCACCAAACCTGCAAGTGGCCACAGGTGTATTGTAAATTAAACTTTCTAAACTGCTGATGCCAAATGTCTCTGGAAATGCTCCAGGATAGATCATCATGTAGGCCTGTGCTAGTATTTCTGCAATTTCACTTTGTGGAATAACACCAGTGAACTCTATGCCCTGGGCAGAATACTTTGGGTCTGCAACCATACGCCGCCAATCTTGCTCTTGTTGGTCGGGACCATGTGCCTCGCTGAATCTATAATAGCCGCCAATGACCTTTAATCTTGCAGTAGGTATGACTTGTCGTACCATGGGCCAAATTTCGTTAACCAATGGTATCATGCCTTTGGTCACAGACGCATTGTAAACAAATAAGTTACGGTCCTTGGCGGATACATTAACTGGAACATCAAACTTTTTAGCACCGTTGCGAGTGATAAACAGTTTTGACTTTAGTACTTCAAAGTTTCTACGACGGCCATGGTTGCAGTTGGCCACATAGGTTAAATGAAAGTCGCTGAGTGTGAAAATATCTGTGATGCGATTGCCGACTGCTAATTCTTCGATATAGTTATCACCAAGACAAAATGTGTCATGCATCCAAAGCACACGCATCTTTGCCTGAGCACAGATTCGGTTATAGATATTATAACCTTGCAGTGGCATAGCACGATTGTCCTGCAATTCATGATACCGTTCCGGCGGCATAAACGGAATAATAGTGCGACTGCTGACCACAATGTCAAAATAGTGATCGTGGGCAAGATCTGAAAGTGGGCGGTAAGTTACGCCCGAGTACTTGCCGGCCTGTGCGTGGTCGATGTTACAGTTATTGAATACTGTTACCTCAAATCCCAGTGCGGCCAGTTCTGCACTCATGTAGGTAACAGCACTTTCAGATCCACCTAGTCCTTGGCGGTATACCGTGGTGCCATCGTATGGAAGTCCGATTATGTCAATGATAGCAATTTTCATTATGCTATTATATAGCAAATAAATCGGACTTGCAAGAGATTTTACTTGCCTCTGAATGCACCCGTAGGCGGAGTAAAGGTAGTGATATAACGGGCCGCACCGCGGGTGATACGAACATCGTCTAGATAGCCGTTTAAGGCTTGGCCGGCTGCGGCACCTGCTCCGTCGCCAACACGCAAAGTGGATGTAGAGTTTAATGCTGTTGCGCCAGTATATGTAGATCCTTCTTGAATTCCGTTTACAAAAAGTTTTATTGATCCTGTTTGGCCCGATGCTGCCAAGTGATACCATGTGTTAATAACAGGAGTGGTTGTGCCAACAATATCTGGCCCGTCTCCTGTTGACCAAAAATTAAACTTTGAGTTGAATAAGCCAAGGGCCCAGCCTGTGCCTGAATCTTGATAAGTTGACATTATATATTGAGTACCTGACACAGAATTAAAATATACCCAAGATTCTATAGTAAACAGTCCTGCTCCAAAATTTGTTATTAGTGTACTGTTTGTAGCCAAATAATCCCCAGTGCCATCAAAGTATATGCTACCAGTGCTGTATTTCTTAATACTTGTACTAATTTGTGCGCCACCAACCGTTTCTAAATTGACCATTGCTGAACCGTCTAGTACGCCGGCGCTGGTTCCGTTGACTTGTAATACAGCATTTGCGTTGAATGACAAGGGTGCTACTGGAGGAGCAAAGTTACTGGTGTAAACTGCTTGACCTTTAACTATGCGAAGATCGCTGATGTATCCAGTTACATATTCCCCGTTGAAATTACCGTTTCTACCAATGCCAACAACTTGTGACGAATCAGTTATAGCTAATGCTGCCATATCTAAAGGAGCAGATCGAACTCCATTTACATATATATAGACACTAGCACCATTGCGAACACCTGCAATATGATACCACTGGTTGGGTGTAATTGCAGATGCTGCTGTAGCAAAATACATAGCACCGTTATAACCTACTCCTATTCTAGGTGTTCCACTGTTAACCTGCAGGACAAAACTCATAGAACCCTGAGAACCACCTGAATCACAAGTTCCAATTACTATTTGAGAACCGGAAATTGTTGACAAATTTATCCAACATTCAAGCGTAAAATCGCCAGCTCCCATGGTAAAAGCGGTAGAGTCAGGAACAGTTAAAAAATCACCAGTGCCATCAAAGTACATACTGCCACCGAAGACCGCAGGTGTATAACTTTGCTTAGTCAAGTAAGCGACTGCAAATGGACTGAATAGTGATGGTTGGCTGTTGCCGAAAGCAGTTATGCTAAATGCATTAGTTGAATTGTCCGTGAATGTTGCACTCTGACAGGTTAATAAACTGGTATTGGCTATTGCAGTTAATGGTGCTGTGGGTGGAGTGAAGTTTGCGGTATAAACTGCGGTACCATAAACTATCCTTAAATTGGATATGTGCCCGGTAAAATTTTGTCCGCCAGCGGAATATTGACCGATGTGTATAGTAGCATTGCGCCCAAAAGTTCCTGCTTGAGAGTATGTTGATGCCTGCTGTACACCATTTACATACAAGTAGATTATACCACCTGTTTTAACCAGTGCAATATGATTCCAGGTAGTTCTATTAACAGCAGTAGTTGAAACAAATTTAATACTATTATAGGCGTCAACCCAAACACCTATGGTATTGTTTGAGCTCAAACTAATTGCCCAGGTGCCTGCAGTATTGTCTGTTGTGCCTACAATGAATGCATCTCCTATGTACGCTTGTGTTGTTGCAGGATATATCCAAAACTCAACTGTTGCATTGCCAGCAGTTGGTGTAATAGCAGGAACAATTAAATGATCCCCAGTGCCATCAAAGTAAGCACTGTAGGCGGGTGCGGGCAATGTGGTGCCAGCAAAAGGACTGAATCGTTGAATGCTAACATCACCGTTACGAGTAATGGCAAAGTTGTTTCCTGAATCATCTACAAATCTAGGATCTGCACAGGTTAGTAAACTAGTGTTGGCAATGGGTTGTAGTGGTGTTGCACTTGGTGTAAATGCGGCAGTGTATACTGCTGTGCCCTTTACAATACGCAGATTAGAAAGATATCCATTGAATGAATAAAAATTGTCATTTCTCATGCCAATGGTATTTGTATTCGATGCACTTCCAACGACGCTACTATTGGTTTGAGTTTGCTGGAGTGCTCCGTTGGCAAATAATCTTAAATTAGTTCCTTGTCTGCTAAAAGCAATGTGTGTCCAAACATCTCTGGTAAATGTATATGACCAGGTACTGGCACTGCCGTGATATAATGTTCCACTTATTCTAGATATTTGACTGGCGCCGCCCGAACCTTGATTATCAAACACAGTGAAATCGCCAGTACCCACTAGGTATATCCAGAACTCAATGGTATAGTCACCTGTACCAAAGCTCGTTGCCGCAGTGGCAGGAAAACTTAAAAAATCCCCAGTGCCATCAAAGTAGTTGCTCCAACCTGCACCGTAGGGACTGAATGTGCCCTGTGTGGTATTACCGTTGCGAGTGATTAAGAAGTTGTTGGTACTGTTATCGATGAATACGCTGTTGTTGGCTGGCGTGTTAGTTTGCAGTGTTAGTAAACTGGTGTTGGCAATAGCAGTTAGTGGTTGAGTGGATGGAGTAAATGCCGAAGTATAGACCGCGGTGCCTTTGACGACTCGAAGATTAGATATATATCCGGTGATAAACTGAGACGGCACGCTTGATGCACCGATGGTTAGTCCAGACGATATCATTGAGGTTGCGTTTGTGGCACCGGTACCGGCTACTCCATTAGTAAATACTTGAACTAGTGTACCAGATCTTGTAACCGCAACATGTGTCCAGGCATTTAGAGGAATAGCAGGTCCCGATGCCAGTGCGGCGTTATTAAAGAAAAGAGTAGGGGTAGTTCCATTAATGTAAAAGTACGGGTTCGCCACAGCGCCGTCTCCGTTACCTACTATTGCCTGAGCAGCACTTACTGTAATATAAACCCATGCCTCTATTGTATAATCCCCAGTGCCAAATGCAAATGCACTATTAGAAGGAACAGACAAATAATCACCGGTGCCATCAAAGTAAGTACTACCATAGGTACTGTAATTAGTGGCAGGTACAAATGGATCAAATCCTGATATCCGCGGACTACCGGCAACAGTAACAGATAGTGCATTTGTACTTGTGTCTAGATATCTATTGCTTTGGCAGGTTAGCAGGCTGGTTCCAGAAACAGCCGTTAAAGGTGCTGTGGGTGGTGTAAAGGCGGCTGTGTATATTGCTGTTGTTGTGTTGATGCGAACATTAGTAATAAATCCAGCAAACTGTGTACTGACTGTTCCTACGTTATCGTAGCCTATCTTAAATCCCACAGACACAGAAGCAGGTAATGTTATACTTGTTGGGCCACCAGCACTTACACCATTTACATAAATTATAGCACTTCCGGCCTGGCATACCACAGCCACATGGGTCCATGTATTAAAAGAAAAAGCACTGTTGCCTGTGAATACGCTTGTAGTGCCTCCGAATGGAATCCCAAATCCGATGAGACGATTACTGTTTATAAATAACTGCCATGCCGAGTTAGTACCGTTTGACCCGGCCATTAGTATTCTACAATCTCCATCCGAAAATGTGGACATTGTGGGATACATCCACATCTCAACTGTCCAAGTTCCGCCACTGAGATTGTATGCCGTAGAACTGCTAGGAAAACTCAATAGATCACCACTGGTTCCACCATTCATAGCCACACTATAATAACCTGGTGTGTAGGGGCCAAAATTATTAGGTCTAGTATCGCCAAACGCACTTACGGCAAAGTTATTAGTACTAGTATCTGCGTTAAATGGCATAACATCTGCGTTTAACAATGTTGAGACATACGCCCAACTTGGATCTCCAGAGGTAATGGTAATGCTAAATGCTCTGGGACTGTCTTGCAATTGTGCATCCGTGGCCACAACGGTAAAATTATAAGTGGTATCGTTGTTAAGTCCGGTGACCGCGCCTGACAGCAGGCCACTGCTGTTTAAAGACAAGCCCACAGGTAAGCTACTGCCAGCCTGTAGTGCATAGGTCATAGGAGTGTCGCCAGTGGCTGCTAATTGGATACTTATTGCAGAGTCTGTGTCAGCCCCAGCTAAAGCACTGCTGGTAGACCAAGTGGGTATACCGCTGAAAGTAACGCCATTGAATCTGATAGCCACACCACCATCTGTGTTAACCAAATAAACCACATAAGTACCTGCGGCTGTGGCTGGCAACTGTGCTCTAACTTCGGTACTGCTGATATAAGTAACACTGGTTGCTGGTGTAGTGTTAATTAAAACTTGACAACCTGTAGCAAAACCTGTGCCTATAATTTTAATGTAGCCTCCGGCTATATCCACTGCGGTATCATCTAGGTTAGTGTAACTGTCATTGGTTACAACGATGCCAGAAATTTTTGGCCCAAATTGAGCTGTTACTGAAGTGTCTAAGTTATTACTACTGATTCGTGTTGTCATAGTTTACCCAAATTATGCTGTGTATGTTCCGGACGAAGTAAAGGTGTGATAATAGTAGCCGCCAGAAGTGGTAATTGTGCCGCCAGATCCTCGTTGAAAAGTACTTTGATAGCGAATAATTACTATACCAGATCCTCCGGCGGCGCCTCCAGTGCCACTATAACCTCGGCCGCCACCGCCACCACCACCAGTGTTTACTGTTCCAGCAGTAGGAGTAGTAGCTGGACTTCCTCGAGCGCCTGCACCTCCGCCACCTGCACCGCCTGATGATGTTGATGTGTCTGTTCCGGCGCCCCCACCGCCAGCATAAAATCCACCGGCTCCTGTGGATGTTGCTGTAGCCCAAGTTGAATATGCTGATGAGCCAGCGCCACCGTTCCCAGGATCACTGTTGCTGGTGCCTGCTGCGGCGGCTCCACCTCCACCTCCACCTGTGGTACTTCCGCCTTGACTACCATTACCATTACCACCGGCATTTCCCTGTCCAGCAGTTCCAGCGGCTCCCAATCTGGCGCCCCAGCCACCACCGCCACCCGAGCCTCCGACTTGGCCAGCACCAGTGATGGTGTCGTTAACATTACCTTTACCGCCACCACCGCCACCAATGGCGGTTATAGCTAATGTGCCAATTGAAGAACTACCACCGTTGCCACCAAAAGTAGAAGTTCCAGCACCACCACCGGCGCCAATGGTAATAGCATAAGATGTAGTAGGAATTACATTTGTACTAGAGCCTAACAGTCCACCTGCACCGCCACCACCCCCACAGTCAGATCCACCGCCACCACCGCCACCGGCAACAATTAAATAGTCTATTGGATAAATTCCGACTGGACTAATATTGCTCCATGTACCATTATAGTATACTTCCATATAACTTGTGGTACTGTTGATACGCATCAGTCCATTGCTGGGACTAGCCGGACGCTGTGCTGTAGTACCTACGGGCAAGCCTGCGCCTGTGATAGTGTCTATGCTGTTTGATTTAATTCTTGTTCTTGGCATGATTGTTTACGCTGTAAATGTTCCTGATGTGGTAAATGAGTGTACCCAAAAAGTACTGCCGCCTGATGTATAGCTGGTAACTGCGCCACCGGTTCCCCGTCGTGCTAGACTCGAATATGTTATTATCACTATACCCGAGCCACCAGCGGTACCGCTAAAGCCGGTATTACCATAGCCACCGCCACCGCCTCCGGTGTTGACTGTTCCTGCTGTAATACCTGTGCCGCTTCTTCCACCATTGCCACCGCCACCTGCTCCTCCAGCAGCGGATCCGCCAGACCCTGAAAAACTTCCGCCGCCACCACCTCCAGCATACGTGACACTAGATCCTGTAATACTCGATGCTAGTCCGCCGCCGCCCGCACCACCGGTCACTGTAGTTCCCACTGCTCCTACTGCTCCGGCGCCACCACCGCCGCCCGCAGTAAATTGCGGGCTACCGGGTCCACCAGTACCGCCATTATTACCTTGACCTGCTGTGCCAGCTCCGCCCGCACCAGATGAATGTCCTCCACCGCCACCCGATCCACCAGATGCACCTGTGCCTGATGTAGCTGCTCCTCTACCGCCGCCGATGGCAGTAAGATCAATAAAAGATGAATTTGATCCACCAGTACCGGTAGACCCACCAGTTCCGCCGGCACCCACAGTAACTGTATAAACAACACTAGGGCTAAGTGGAAAACTGGTTCCAGTTAATAAGCCGCCGGCTCCGCCGCCGCCGTAGTCACTGCCGCCAGCTCCGCCAGCAACAATCAAGTAATTTACTGAATAGGCTGGTCCTGAAAATATAGGATACCAAGTTAAAAAAGTGTCCGAATACCACTCAATGTATCCCAGAGTAGTATTCAATCCCATTTGACCATTCTGTGGCGTAGCGGGTCTGCCAGCAGTGGTCCAACTTGGTAATGTTAATCCGTTAGTTCCGTCTAGTGTTAGTGCCATTGTTTGAGATCCTTATAATTCTGCGTCAATGAATACAGTTGCGCCGTCTAGTGCATTAGCAGATGTCATAACCGCTGCTGTTGTTGTCCTACGACTCGAAGGATTGGAGAAAGAGGCGGTGCAAGTGATATTAGGAATAACTCTTTTAGTCACATATTGCGGAACAAAAATCCAAGAAGCACTGTCATATTGAGCACCTTTGGTGACAGAATATGCTGTTTTTACTTCGTAATAGCGTTGACACAATAACAATTCTTCTCCAACCTGCCTACGCTTAAATGGTGTAGCCAGTGTACCGGGCTCAAGTTGAACGTTGTCTATGGTCCAAGTACCTGAAGTTTGTGCCCCTACCGTGAACAAAATTTCAATACCGGTAGTGGCTGCACTGGGAATATTTATTCTTGTGCTGTAACGAGCTAATGTTGAGTTTACAGTGAATGTGCCTGTGGCTATTTGTGTTCTAGTTGGGCTGGCCAATGTGCCAAACGTGTCAGTGGTGTTGGCATAAAATGCAGTCCATGACACAGAGGTCAACAATGTGTTGGCAAGTTCTACGCTGAGTGTGGCTGTAGTTCCTGCCATGTCACCTGAATTGAGTGATTCAATACGTTGCCCAAATCCTATTGCAGTCACACTGGCAGCGCCTGTAAATCTATAAGCAAACAAATTGAATCCGCTACCAGCTATTTGTTGCCCGGTTACGTTAGCCCCAGTTGAATAAGCATACCAACGGTCAACTGTATAGGCTAGTGCAGCGGCAGCAGTGATGGTTTGACTGGCTCCGGTATTGCGTTGATCTACTACCATAGCTCCATTGATAATTCTATTTTGACCTGACATGTTTGCAGCCGACAAGTTGCCAGACACTGTGACATTTCCAGTGACAGCCAAGCTGCCAGAAGTTTCAATTTGATCTAATGCTAATTTTCCGTATGGCATTGTTTATTCCTGTTATTCGTACATGATGTTTACTGTGCCGGCGTCAAAGGTGTTTGCTCCACCTAGCGTAGTTATACGAACACCAGTTACATCACCAGTGACCGGCACATATCCTGCTCCTAATACAAAGCCAGCAGTAATACTAGATCCAACAAACGACCCATTCCAGACAGTATCCGAAAATTTAATAAATGTCAAACAGCCATTCATTGCGTATGCTGCCAGTGTGCTTACATCCGATAATCCAAAACCAGTGGTGTGTGCGGCCGGGCCTATGCCAGAAATCGCGTGATCACTGGCTCCAATATATCCACTAGTAACAGGAGTACCGGCCACTATTAACTGTGCTATCAGTCCGCTTGTTCCGTTGGTCGAAACACCATTTAGCATCACTGTGATTCTCTTGGCCCATACGGGAATTCCAGTAAAATCTATATTTGTTCCACTGGTTGTTGTTTGTGCAGTACCCAACACCAATGGTTCTACACGACCATTAGGTGTTTGCAAAGTTGTATTAACAGTTACACTGGCATTGGCTTCTACTGTCAATCCGGTGACGCCGTTGCTTTGTAACTGTAGTATACCGCTGGCGTCTGCGTTGTAGACCAAACCTGCGGTTGAAGTTGTTGATGCGTTTATTGTGCTTGCCATATTATATTGCGTACCTTATGATAACTATACCCGAACCACCGGCACCGCCTGCTCGATCATCGGGGTTGCCGCCGCCCGATGCGCCACCACCGCCGCCCGAACCAGAATTTATTGTTGCTGCGCCGCCAGCACCGCTACCTGCTGCACCAGCACCGCCACCGCCTGAGCCAGCAATTCCAGAAGTAACGCCACCGCCGCCGGCGCCGCCGCCTGCAAACACACCGGCGACACCAAACGTTGTAAATATTGCGGCTGTTTTTCCGGCGCCGCCGTTACCGCCAGTGCCACCGGACGCATTTAATCCCAAAGAACCGGCTCCACCGCCGCCGCCACCGCTTGCTGCGGTACTATTAGCGTATGCAACACCGTTGCCACCGGCAAATCCTTGTGTGGCACTTGCACCCGGTAACCTACCAGATACTTCTCCTGTTCCGCCACCGCCACCTGATGCGCCTGCGGTAGGCCCTGTAAGGTAAGAGCCACCGCCGCCGCCGCCCGATGCTGTAAATCCCAATGCTGTAGTATTAGTTCCTGCACCACCTGTGCCACCAAGTCCAGCAACTCCAGCTCCACCTGCACCAATTACTATAGCATAACTTGTTGTTGAAACAGAAATTCCAATGTTTTCTAATACGCCACCTGCGCCGCCGCCGCCACCTCGGACCTGGGAATATCCGCCGCCGCCACCTGCGCCACCGCCACCTACGACTATAATATCGATAGTTGATGCAGGACCGGTTTGTGTTACAACAAAAGTGCCAGACGAAGTAAAAGTGTGATATTTGTAGCCACCAACGATGCTTACAGTTCCACCGGTTGCAACTATTCCGCCAACAAAGTTCAAATTATTCCATGTGTTGTTGTAGTAAACTTGTACGTAACTTGTTGTACTATTCAGATACATCTGGCCATTGACAGGGCTTGCTGGCCGCTGTGCTGTGTTTCCTACTGTGAGTGTAGCCCCGGCGCCCCCGCTCAGTGCACCTCCTGTGCTAATTGCCGATCCTAATTGTCTTGCTTTACTTGGCATATTATAATATCACCCATTTCTGTCCATCTGCAATGCTAATAGATACTCCGTCAGCAATATTTATTGGACCCACACTGACCGCACTGTAGCCAGCGGTAATAGCTAAATTAGCTGTTAAGTTAGTACTGTTAAATGTAGCTGTGGGTACTTGTGTAACTGGCACTACATTGTATGTAATAAACTCTACAATGTCTCCGACAGCAGCCGAATCGGTTAATACTACAGTGGATCCGTTTGTGGCTGTGTAGTCAATGGCATTTAACAAAGCACCGTTGAAGTATACTTCTAAGAATCCTACATTGTATGCCACAGCAAAACTAATCTGTCCGGCTGTGGCAGTGATTGCTGTTCTACTGTAAACACTGTTACCACCAACAGAGCCTGCAGGAATTTCTCTAACGCCAATGGCTGTGCCAGCTGCTGGCGCTCCTCCTACAAATGACAGTACATTGCCTGTGATAGTATAATCTGATGTTGGAGTCTGTACCACGCCATTTTCTGTGACAATCACTGAATCAACTGTGGCGCCTAGTGTAACTGCATAATTGGCTGTGCTACCATTGCCAGTATAAGTTCTAGTTACAAAATTTGTGGTGCCATATGTGGCCACAGTAACTTCAACGACTTCACCCGATAATGGAGCTTCATCTAAGGTAAGAACAAAGCCATTAACTGTGTAACCACTGCGCTGTTGTGTAACACCGTCAATGTTAACAGTAACTGCATCTTTGCTAACAGGTGCCACTGACAGAGTAAACGCTGTGGTAGATCCGTTGCCCGTGAATGTATTAGTTGCTTGACCAGACGCTAAGGTGCCTGGTGTTCCGGCACTGCCTGTATAGCCACCACCACCTCCGCCACCAGTTCCGGAACTGCCAGTAAATCCAATTATACCTTGTGCGCCGGTGCTACCAGTAAATCCTGTACCGGTGCTACCTGTAAACCCGGCACTGCCAGCAAAGCCTACGCCAGTACTACCAGTGAAACCAGTTGATCCAAAACTACCTGTAAATCCTGAGGATCCTTGACTACCCACAAAACCAGTTGTACCCAAACTACCAGTAAACCCAACTGAGCCAGCACTACCAGTGAAACCAGTAGAACCTGCGCCACCGCTGAATACTGTTCCATTTGCATAAAAATAACTGTTGGTATACACTGCACTGGCAAAGACATTACCTTGCACACCTATACCGCCGGTAACTTGTAAGGCGCCAGTTGTGGTACTAGTACTTGAAGTATTTGATGTTACATTGGCTGTGTCAGTGGTAATAATATTAGCACTTGTAGAGGCGTATTTTTTCCAAGAATTTGTGGAAAGGTTGTAGATATATGCAATGCCATTATTTGAAATTATTTGACCATTTGCTGCAGATGATGGAAATGCCATTGTTATATCTCTTTAAAATGTTATTGTGCCGGAGCTTGTAAATATGAATGTTTTGTAATTATTTACATTAGTATAGGAAGGTGATCCGGTTGTTGTTGCAGTCGAATACTGCGAAGGGTATCTTATAATAACCACGCCAGATCCTCCGGCTTTACCTGCGCCTGCATCAACACCACTTCCGCCAGCGCCACCGTTTCCGGTATTGGCTGCTCCTGTCAATCCACCAGCAGTACCAGCGCCGCCGGCTCCACCAGCAGCATATGTAACAGCCGATCCTGATATACTGCTACTCAACCCTATACCGCCTGTTGAACCAGTGCCTGCGCCTCCAGCACCGCCACCACCTCCGCCAGTGGTTCCACCACCGCCTACTGTTCCAGTACCATTGCCGCCATCGTAACCTTGTCTAGGAGCATCTATGTATGGAGATCCAGGGTATACTCCATAACCTATAAAAGAGGTACTACCTCCACGGCCGCCACCTGATCCGCCGTTGCCAGCGCCGCCACCAGCAAAGTTAGTGCTCCAGAATCCGCCACGGCCGCCACCATAAGTTAAAACTAAAGCACCAATGGAAGAGTTGCTGCCTGCATTACCAGGCATATTCATTGTAGGTTGCTCTGCGCCACCCGCACCTATTGTAATAGTGTAGCTAGTTCCAACAGCTGGAACTACGGTACCAGTTAACAGGCCACCTGCACCACCACCACCAGTTCCTACACTTGACTGCCCTTTGGCTCCACTACCGCCGCCAGCCACAACCAAATATTCAATTGACGGTGTTGAAGCAGCGGTTGAAGCTATGGCTCCTTGAGTAACTGCACTTACACCAAAATTATATTCTGATCCTGTTATATCAATCCAATAAGACGCTAACCCAGTATTCATATACTGGTACAAAGTATCATCATTGGTATTAAACCAGAATGCTCCAGTTGCAGGAGAACCTGGTGCAGTATTGCCAGTGGTAAATGATCCACCACCTGCGCTTCCTGTATATCCTACTCCGGTGCTACCAGTAAATCCTACCGTTCCAGCAGATCCAACAAATCCTGCGCTGCCAGTGAAACCTGCACCAGCAGATCCGGTAAATCCAACTCCACCAGTACCTCCGGCAAATGCTGAGCCATTGGCATAAAAATAACTGTTAGTATACACTGCACCAGCAAATACATTACCCGCAATACCTGCGCCACCGGCAACCGTTAATACTCCTGTGGTAGTGCTGGTGCTAGTGGCATTTGATGATATTGAAACTGTGTCTACGGTTATTAGATTAGCCGAAGTTTCTCCAGTTCTATACCAAGCATTTGATGCCGCTTCGTAAGTGTAGCTAATATTGTTAACTACAGTTATTTGTCCATTAATCGGTGATCCTGGAAATGCCATTATAAATTCCGTTTAAAATGTTATACTACCACTAGTGGTAAATTTGTATATTCTATACCCGCCGGCAACAGTAACCGTTGGGCTTCCGGTGGTCAGTGATGGTGCGGAATATGTGTCAAGGTATCGTAATATTACAATTCCAGATCCGCCAGCACCTCCAGCATTCTGAGGAGATGCCCATCCTGCTGCTCCACCGCTACCAGAATTACTTGTTGCTGCTCCGCCATTGCCGGTACCAGCACCATAGCCCGAACTGCCACCACCTCCGGCATATCCAACTGATGTTCCGCTAATAGAACTGGACACTCCAATTCCTGCAGTTCCGCCGCTGCCTGCTCCGCCGGCACCACCGCCACCACCGCCACCATAACCACCGGGTCCGTTGCCACCATCGTATCCTTGTCGAGGTCCATCAATATAGGTTGATCCAGGGTAAACACCTTTACCACCTGTAGTGGCTCCAGCTGGGCCGCCGCCACCCCCACCTGAACCACCATTGAGTCCATTGCCCGAACCACCGCCTCCACCACCGCCGTACGCTGTGATGTTTAAACCACTTAATGTTGTATTTGATCCAGTGGTACCGGCCACAGTAGCGCCACCTGCTCCGCCAGCACCCACTGTAATGGTATATGTTGTACCAGGTGTAAATACCGCAGAACTAGTTAACAGGCCGCCGGCTCCTCCCGATCCAGAATTGTATGCAGCAGATACGCCTCCACCACCGCCTCCGCCACCGGCTACCATTAAATATTCAACCGTTGGTCCTTGTGCAGAAAGATAGATAGCTGTTGAAGTTACAGCACTGATGCCAAAATTGTATACCGGTCCTGACATATCAATCCAGAACGACCCAGTGCCCACATTCATATATCGCAGTAGAACATCTCGTACTGTGTTGTACCACAAATCACCAGTGTTGGGTGTAGCAGGAGCAGAAGATGCTGTTGTTATTGCACCAGTGCCCTTTGATCCGGTGTAGCCAACGCCTTGGCTACCTACATACCCCTGCATAGATTCTACTATATTCAGCGTACCAACCATTGAGCCATGGTGTTGGCAAATATAGTAAAGAGTAGCCGGGGCATCAAATGGTACCGTAAATGTCACTGTACCAGACTCAACACCGTTGTTGGTTACACCGCTAGTATAAGCACTACCTGTGCCTGTGGCCTGTGCTGTTTTAATCCAGAAAGGATGTCCACTAGCTGAAACTGTAAAATAGTAAGTAAACCCTTTGATCAGTGTCAGTGTAGGATTGCTAGACCCAGCAATGGTATAACTGCTGGCTCCAGAATTAGTAACTGCATAATTTATGCCACCAGCTACTCCTAGGCTACCTGTGTAACCACTGCCACCTTGGCTTCCTACAAATCCAGTAGTTCCTTGACTACCCACAAAGCCAGTAGATCCTTGCGGACCTGTTAGACCGATTGCACCAGATAAGTCATTTACATAATTGTATGCGCTACCAGTCCACAAATATAATCTACTGTTTTCGGCATCGTTAACGTTGCCAGTTTCAATTATGGCAAATTGTCCTGCTGCGATACTTGTTGGGCTTGTATCTGCTGTCAGTGCGGCTACGCTAACATATGATTTAGCAATTGTAAATCCTAAGCCGGTGTCGCCTTTACTACCACTGTATCCTAAATTGCCTTGACTACCGACAAACCCAGTTGTGCCCTGGCTACCAGTAAATCCTACTGCATCAAAAGCTCCCCGACTACCTGTGAATCCGGTGACGCCAATTGATCCTACACTACCAGTGTAACCTAGATCGCCTTGACTACCTGTGTATCCTTTATCTGCGGCTGCACCAGCAATACCCTGACTACCAGTAAATCCCAGTCCTCCTGTGGTGCCAGCACTGCCTACAAAACCTAGACTACCTGTATATCCTACTGCGGCAGCTTCACCGGGAATGCCCTGACTACCAGTGTATCCTAGACCGCCCGTGGCCCCTGGAGTACCTGTATCGCCTTGGCTACCTGTGTATCCTTTATCTGCGGCTGCACCAGGGATGCCCTGACTACCTGTAAAACCTGTACTACCAGTATTGCCAATACTACCAGAGAATCCAGTGTTGCCTCGACTACCGGTATACCCGCCGGCAGGGCCGGCACTGCCTGTAAAACCTGCTGTGCCCGGTGATCCTGCGGCACCATCGGATCCAGAACTACCAGTAAATCCACGACTACCTGTATATCCGCCAGGGTCGCCTTGACTGCCTACGAAACCTGTACTACCTGTATATCCGCCTGGGTTACCCGGTATACCCTGACTACCTGTAAAACCTGCGGTTCCTGCGGTGCCCGAAGAGCCTGTATAGCCAATATTTCCCTGTGCTCCCGGCGAACCTTGTACTGCAACATTGGACAAAAAGTCAATAAGCAGTGAAGTAAGTTCAATATTACCTGCTGTAGTAGCAAAACTAATGTTGCCTTCAGTGCTGTTAATCTGTGCACCACCTAAGTCAATGGTGTTTCCAGCTAGATAAATTGTACCAAAACGCTGTGTAGGGCTACCAATATTAATTACATTGCTAACTGTGGGCAGTATAGTGCCACTGACCACAACAGTGTTGGCAGTAACAGAGTCCATGGTATAGGCTCCGTTACTGTTAATTATATTGGGTTCAACTCTTAGAATTGCCATTACACAACCTTTTTATTATTATCTTGGGTATGTAGGACTGATCTTTGATTTTGCACACAAAGAAATAGACTGCGCTCAACGACCATAATTTGTCCTCGTTAACATATTTATGGTCAAGCGCAGTCTAGCTGCTATGCCCGGTAAATGAACCGATTAAGGGTTCATTTCGGGTAATAAAACCCAGCTGGTTGTGGGTTCATCCCAGGTATAACGCTGACCATCATGCGGCATTTCCACCGGCGCTTCCCAAAGACAAGTGCTCTCGTTGAGTACCCAACTGTCAAAGGGCTTAGGCGGAATAAACGCATCTCTGCCGGTATCGTAAGTGTAACCAATTCCTGCATAATTTTTGCGTAGTCCTGCGCTGCCATCGGGTTCACCATTTTGACCATAGTGTACACCGCCGCGTGTATTATAGCTAGTTTGTAACCAACTTGCAGGATCTCCTACTGCACCAGAATCGATAAAATCTTGTTCTGCTACAATAACCTGTGTAACTGTACCGTTTTCTACTTTAGCAAAATGTGCCATTTTTTTCCTCTTTAATTTGTTAGAACCAGATTTGTGTCTGGATAATATCGTTGTCTTCTCCAGTAACTCCAACAATATAGTTTAATAGATATGCCTTAACTCTGCGTGGATCGTTTTCTTCTGTGATACGATCAATACGCTGTGCAGAATTGGTGTAACCACCAGTATTTTGCACAGTGACCAACATCATTTCGTCATCGGTTCTATAAGTAATAATTTGAAGTTCTTGGACTGCAATGTTATTTACCGCGGTAATTGGAGTAGTTGCAGTTACAGAATTCACACTGAGCACAGCTCTAATATTAGCATTTGCTATAGTATCAGTGAGAATACCCAAATTACTGTTGGCAGTGGGCCTAGATTCGGACCGCACTTCTAGTTCCAATAATGTGCTGGTGTTTCCGCTTATTCCGGCTTCTAAACTTTCAATGGTTACATTAGAAAGTAAATAGCCCTGGGCAATATTTCCGCCAGGAGCCAATGCCCATGGCGTACCAAAAGCAGACACATTATTGGCCTGTATTACTGTAGGATACTGTAAAATATTTCCTTGCCAGAAAATTGCCAATGCACCACGGGCACCGTTTCCTACCGCAGGATCTAGTACGCTGTAAGTAGTACCACCACCACCCCCGCCGTATAATCCACCGTTACCGTTGCTACCAGGTTCTCCAAAAATACCTGCTTGTCCGTTGCCGCCGTCAGTTCCGCCCGCAGTGCCTCCTAAGGCCAAGCCATCACGAACACCAATAACGCTGATACCACCGCCACCGCCACCTTTGGCTGAGCCAGATCCACCGCCACCACCGCCAAATAAGCTACCTCTATTGCCAGCAGCCAACGAGCTGCCAGTGGCACCGAACCCTCCACCATAGATATTATCCAAGGTAGTAAGAGTTAAACTAAGACTACCGCCCGACAAAGTAACTTGGTCTGGACGATATTTAAGAATTACAATGCCAGACCCACCGGCTCCGCCATTATTATTACTATTATAATGAGCACCACCACCGCCACCAGATCCGGTGTTTGTGCCCCCACGGCCTCCAGGAACGTTAGTTTGGCTATTTAAGCTACCAACTGTACCATCTGTGCCCGGTTGATAACCACCGGTGCCGGCAACACCAAATGCACTACTTTGTTTTGGAGCTCCGCCTCCGCCACCACCTAGTCCGCCGTTACCAGGATTACTGCTATAACCAGCACCACCGCCGCCAGCAGCCCAGTAATAGCCTACGCCCAAAATAGAATTTAGTACACCGTTGCCACCGTTGCCGGGACTATTAGAACCTGCGCCCCCGGCACCGCCACCACCACTAGGATAGTACCTGCCCCCACTGGCACCGCCAGCAAATCCTTGCCCCAGTAAGCCTTGTAAATTAGGCCGAATTCCTCGGCCAAAAGTGGTACTACTATCACCGGCTGTGCCACCGCCACTGCCACCAGAGCGACCCGGGCTGTTGTTGTTACTATATTCGCTGGCACCACCACCGCCACCCACTGAGGTCAATCTCTCAAACGGATTAAATCTTACAGAAATAACCTCACCAGTTTTAGTTGGCGTAAAGTTATTAGTAGAATTATCAACTACTGTAGAGCTTTGGCAAGTTAGTAATCTTACATGTGCCGCTGTGGCTCCTTGACTGGTAGTGGTCAATGATGCAGTTGGCGGCGTAAAAATTTGTGCGCCAATTGTGGTACTAGCAGTTTGATACAGAGTAGGTATACTGCCATTACAGAATCTAAAGTTACTGATGTAACCATCCATCCATATACTATCTTCCTGTCCAATAACATATGTTTCTGCTCTGGCAGTAATACTGCCTAAGCCTGTGGTAACATCTCGTAGTTGTCCGTTTACAAAGAATTTGGCTGTGCCACTGGTATAGGTCAGTACCACATGATACCAAGTTTGTGCTTCAACTGAGGTAATACCTCTACCTGTATCGTTATTAATACTGTAATAAAGTTGACCATTATTGTAAGCAAGTCGTATTGTACTGCCCGTACCAGAGTTTTGTCCGCAGAATGTATGATATGTACCATCATCTTTGTACATCCAGAACCATAGCTCTTTACAAGCGTCATTGCTGCCAATATCAAAAGCTGCATTAGAAGGAAAACTTATAAAGTCGTTATAGGTATCAAAGTAGTAGCTGTAGTTGTTTCCAATGCCAGACGCATAAGTTTGAATGGCACTGTCTCCACCGTTTGATCCCGGAGGTTGACTGATACCAGCTGGCGCTCCTGCGCCTCCGGCTCCTACTGTAACCAAATATGTTCCAGAACTAAGAGTGGTAAATCCTGCTAGGTAACCGCCACCTCCGCCACCACCACCCATGTCAGATCCGCCACCTCCGCCACCACCAACAACAAGATATTCAACGGTGCCGGCACCGGTGACTGTTAAATTACCCGAACTGGTAAACACTGTTATTACACTAGGTACTACTCGTCCTAGATATCCGTCGTTGCCGGCACCACCGCCACCACCAGCATTTGGTCCACCAGCTCCACCACTGCCCGACGCATTAGCACTGGCCAGATATTTTATTACTACCATGCCCGAACCACCATTGCCACCAGGATTCGAAGTGCCGATGTGAGAACCACCACCACCGCCACCACCAGAGTTGATAATTCCGGGGCCTCCGGGCACATTAGTTTGTGCGTTCAATGTTCCGTATGCTCCGTGGTTTCCTACCAGCATATAAGGAACTTGACCCTGTGCGTAAGTACCTGCGCCTGGACTACCACCACCATTAGTACTCTTAGGAGCACCACCGCCACCACCGCCAATGCCGCCATTGCCCGAAATTCCGGTGTATCCTGCCCCGGCGCCGCCGCCAGACCAATAATAACTAGTTCCTAAAATAGTACTTTCTCGACCAACACCACCATTGGCAGGATTAGTTGCGCCAGCTCCGCCAGCGCCACCGCCACCACCAGGATACCAAGATCCGGCACTGTTGGAGCCAGCACTACCTTGTCCTGTGATTCCTATACCTCTGTTGGCATTATTTCCTGCGGCTCCACCACCGGAGCCACCAGATGCAGCAGCACTGGTAGCAGCAGGACTAGTATGATCCGACGCACCACCTCCACCACCGGCTGCGCCAATGGCCATACCGGTAAAAGGTGTAAAGTGACTGGTCTGACTATTTCCCTGTGCAGTCAAAGTAAAATTATTAGGAGAATTGTCTATAAATGAATTGTCCTGTGCTGTTAATATAACAGTGCCAGAAATTGCTGTCAACGGAGCAGTTGGTACAGTGTAAGTTGTTTGTGTAGGGTTATAGACTGCATTGCCAACAACAATACGAGCATTTGAAATATAACCGTTGATGCTTTCAACTTTGGTAGTTGGAAAATCCCCTAGTCCCAATAATGATCTTGTAAAATTATTAGTATAGCTGGCTACATAACCGACACGCACGCCATCAACAAAAAATGCAGTATTGCCAGAAGAATTACGACAGGCTGCAATATGTTGCCACTGACCAGCTCTAATTGTACCCGACGCACCGCCAACTACTGCTGCACTGCCTACATATAAACTTATGCCGCCGACAGCACTCCAGCCGATATGATACGCATCACCATAGGCACCGTTGTCGGGTCGTGTAGTCCATAATGTACTATAGTCTTTTACTACATGGTTATATATCCAACCCTCTAGGCAGAAGGCCCCTGATCCAATTGCGTATGCGCTCTGTGTTCCACAGTTCACACCATCACCGATACCGTCAAAACTATAACTGTGTCCTTTAAATCCAAATGGAGTTATAGCCGAACTACCGCCAGAAATGGCTCTAGGCTGATCAGTACCGGCAGTAGCTCCAGTGCCTCCAGCGCCAACAGTAACAGTGTAAGTACCAGGATTTAATGTAATATTGCCGGTTAAGAAGCCTCCGCCACCACCTCCGCCGCCCATGTCAGACCCACCACCACCGCCCCCGGCTGCAACCATATATTCAAAAGTACCGCCTTGTGTTACCGTTAAATTTCCGCTGGTTGTAAAAGCATGTATATTGTATACTTGCTTTGTTCCTATAGAATTTACTTCTTGGGTAGTCGAAGTTCCTCCTGTGGCTACAGGGTATGAAACTGGTACTGGAGCGCCCGATCCAGCATCTGGTATATATCGAACAATAACGATACCCGAGCCGCCGGCACCGGCACCACCGCCACCGCCACCACCTGTGTTTGTCAGACCAGAAGTGGCAGATCTGCTACCCGATCTTTGGCCTTCTCCGCCGCCGCCAGCACCGGCATCGCCACCGGTGGTGGCCCCAGATTCTTGAATTGATCCGCCACCACCGCCGCCGGCGTAAGTTATATTAACACCAGTTATTGAACTGACGGCACCACTGCCACCGTTTCCGGCCGAAGTTGCACCTGCAGCGCCACCAACGCTACCGGCACCTCCGCCGCCACCACCTTTGTAGCTGCCATTACTAAACACGGCGCCGCTGCCGCCGTTGTTACCTTGGCCAGCTGTTCCAGTACCGCCTGCTTGGCCACCAAAATAGTTTCCAGAACCGCCACCGCCGGATCCGCCATTTTGTCCTGCTTCGCCTGCATTCCAAGCAATAAATCTGCCGCCACGGCCACCACCAATGGCAGTGCCTGCCAGCGAAAAACTTGAGTCCGATCCAGATGTATTAGCAGCGCCGCCGGCTCCAACGGTAATTGTATAAGGAGATACTGTAGCAGACGCAGTACCACTTAAAAATCCGCCTCCACCGCCTCCACCATCTGCGCCTGCATCGCCACCTCCGCTGCCTCCACCGGCAACTACAAGATATTCTATAGATCCGCCCGAAGTAAAAGTCAAGGTTCCACTGCTGGTAAATGTATGAACATTGTAGGTAGTTGATCCTACTGTAATGGTTGTTAAAGTTCCACCAGTTGCTAATGGCATTTATATTTCCTTAAATTCTTTATGTCAGTATTTAACTGTTAGCATTCCAATATACGTAGAGGCAACCAGGTCCACCGGGTGTTTGGTTAGCTGTATATACAGCACCAGCGCCACCAGCGCCACCTCCGTAGAAATTGGTAGTGCTGATAGCATTTATCTTAATTCCTCCTCCTGCTCCACCGCCCATGCCTTGCCAGCCTTCGTTGGTGACTCTACCGCCTTCAGCCAATAGTATGTTTCCACCTCTTGTTGGTGGATTGGTTCTAGCACCACCTGTGCCCCCTATGCTGCCGATACAAATTGATCCAGCCGGAACGCTGCTAGTGCCGCCATTGCCGCCTGCCCCGCCAAGGGTATAAGGACTATTATCACCGTAGCCGCCGCCACCACCTCCGCCGGCACAACCAGTCACATTGGATGCGGTGCTGCCTCCGGTGAATCTTCCACCTCCGTTGGCGCCTGCACCACCCGCATGACTTGAATAACTGTTAGCAGTGCCGCCGGCACCACCAGTAGAATTGGTAGTACTACTACCAGCATTTAATTGGAAGATGACCGTACCGCCACGACTGATAGTAGTAGGCTGACCATAACTTCCAATACTATAAGTAAGTGTTTCCCCGGGAGTCACGGTCAGTCTATAACCATTCAGTTGGCTAGCGCCACCGCCACCACCGCCGGCTCCCGGTTCAGCTCCTGGCGCAATTGTAGAACCACCGCCGGCACATCCCCAAACATCAACAAAAGGTGTGTTTAACACTGTAAAGGATCCTGTGGTAGCAGTTCCTAATGTATTTCCACCGATTGCAACATAAGTAACTTCAGTTAATGGTCTAACTGTCAAAGTAAATGGCTTTGTAATTGTTTGTGCTGTGGTCACTGCCGACACAGTGATTGGATAATTGGTTACATTTCCTACTGTTTCGGGCACTCCGCCCAATACACCAGTAGAAGAATTTACAGTAACATTACCGGGTAATGGTCCAGAAAAACTATAGGTTATAGTTTGATTCAACGGACTCGTGGCCCGAAATGTGTAAAATGACATTGATGCCGGAGAGCTAGATACCGAAACAAAACTAGAAGTGTCTGTCCAGTACATGCTGTCTCCACCACGACCGCCGGTGGCCAATAATATTGGCACAGTATTTCCTGTGTTTTTGAACATGTAGGTATCACCACCACTGACACCAAAGTTACTGCCAGTGTTGCCCCCGGTACCAATAACAATGGTATAAGTATCCCCGGGAGTAACTGGTACATTGTTGATATAGGTTAACTGACCACCACCGCCACCAGAACCTCCGGTAGTTTTTTGGCTTCCACCACCACCGCCACCAACTCCGGCAACACTGATACTAGATACTCCAGCAGGCACAGTCCAGGTGTATGAGCCCGCTGTGCCATAAAATGCATTAGATAAAAAGAATCCACTGACATTGGCCACAATATTACCGTAATATGTCTTTAGGTTTCCACCGACATTGACATAGTTATTAAATGTAGTGGGCACTGTGACTGTGGTTACTATATCCGGGCCAATTCCATATGTAACATTAGCCAGACTAGACACAGACAACACATTGCCGTATATCAAAGATTTGTTATTAGACTGTAAGTTATTTGTAATGATCTGTGCGCCCGGACTTTCGATATAAGCCGATCGTCTGTCGGTGTCTGAAATTCCATATTCAGTGGTAATTTTTAACAGCCTATTTGCCACTAAATCTATGGCATATTGATAGCTAACGCTGGTGCTCAATACAAAGGTATTTGTTGCAGTAACCGGTGTTGCTGATGAGTCTGTGATAGAAACAGTATAAGTAGCATCGTATACTGCCACAGATGGTGTACCGTACACCGCACCGTTACCAGAGGAAAATAACACGCCATCAGGTAAGCTGGGACTAATAGACTAAGTGTATGGTGCTGTTCCACCAATTGGAGCGACCGGAATCTGTGGTGTATTATCGTACTTTCCAAATAATACTTCTGGTATTACTTTTGAAGTTAACAACTGCCCAGGACCGGTAATGTATCTAACGATTATAATACCCGAACCACCATTGCCGCCTACGCCAGTATAGCTTTGGAAGTCACGCTGACCGCTGGATCCGCCACCGCCACCAGTGTTGGCTCCGCCAGCACCGCCGTTGACATTTCCACTAAATCCTGCTACACCAGCAGCACCATTGGTGCGGCCGCCGGTGCCACCTGCACCAGCATTGGTTGTTGCCGTATCGCCACCACCACCACCGCCACCACCGCCAAGTCCGCCGGCGCCGGCAATTTGTTGCCAAGATCCACCGCCACCGCCACCTGCATAGTAATAGTTTAGACCGTCAATGTTTGATATTGCGCCCGTACCACCAGCACCAGCATAAACACTGCCTACAGCAGTTTGACCAGGAGTGCCGGCGCCACCACCGCCACCACCTTCGTCGTTGTTACCTTGTCCACCTGCGTTGCCCTGTCCTATCCAGGCTGCGCCGCCAGCTGCCCCGCTGGTACCGCCGCCGCCACCAGATCCTCCAACACGACCCGCAGTTGGTGCGTTACTAGAATAAGAACCGCCACCACCGCCCCCGGATGCATCCAGATTGTTAAATGGGTTAAACGGACTCTGTACTGGAGTGCCGCTGGTAGTGATAGCAGCCGCATTGGTTGAACTATCTACCCAAGCAGTTGGATGTTGTAGTGTTAGCAAACTTGTTCCGCTGATAGCTGTTAATGGGCCTATAGGCGGTGTAAAGTCTGCTGTGTACAGTGTTGTACCCTTAACAATTCTAAGGTTACTTATGTATCCATGGAACCAAGCATTGTATCCCCGTGTTCCACCAATTACCAATGGCTCATTGATTTCACTAACTGCTGTTGCAGTGTTTAATACAGATACTCCGTTTACAAAAATTCTTATGTTAGTACCGTTGTAAACCCATGCAATATGACTCCATACTCTAGGAGTAAGCACAGTCGATGATGTTAATTCTGTTGTTCCGTTGTAGTATCCTACAAATCCAGTTGTTGCCTGTAAATATCCATAATATGCAGTAGTTGTAGCGCCAGACACTCGCTTACTGAAAATAGTTCTACCTTGTCCTGAGTAATCACCAGTTGGCATTACCCAACATTCTATAGTCCAAGACACTCCATTTAATGCCAGTGCTGTACTATTAGCCAACTGTATATAGCTTGATCTGCCATCAAACTCACCAGAGCCGTGTTGCAGACTTTGAATTATACCCGAATCAACACCATCGATACCCTGTGTGTCAGTTTGTGCTCCCGAGCCACCGGCTCCTACAATAATTGGATATGTACCAGCAGGTAAAGCTATGGTGCCGGTAACTAATCCGCCACCGCCACCACCTCCACCATGTCGTCCGCCACCACCTCCACCACCGGCTACTGCAAGATACTCTAGTGTAGTTGTTTGACCTAGAGTTAAATTGCCCGAAGATGTAAATGTATGTACTTGATAGTTTAGTCCGTTAGCAGAAGTAGTAGATGTACTGCCTCCAGTGACTGTTTGGGCACCGGGTAATGTTATAGTAGTTGTCAGCGTAAAAGTATCGATGGCGCTATTAACTGGTGCTCCAAGTAGAGTAATAGTAGAATCTCTTACAGTAACAGTATAAACAGTTGATGCAGTGGCCGTAATTGGTTGACCGGTTATTTGTCCAGTTGATGTATTAAAATGTAGCCCTGCTGGTACTGCAGGACTTACTGTGTAATAATATGGTGCCAGTCCACCAGTGACTGTAATTGGTGTCACGCCGCCGTTATTGGTCCAACGATTTAAAGTTACACTAGGAGTTGCAACTGTTGTTATCAACGGCGAAGGCTCAAACGGATAAGATACAATCACTGCGCCAGGATTTCCGTTATTTGCCCCGGACGCTCCTCCTATACCCCAACCACGATATAATGCACTGGTAGTTCCGCCAGATATCGTTCCCGAGCCGGCTTCGCCTGTAGTAGTGGTTATGTTGCCGGCAAAATAGCTGCTGCCACCTCCGCCGCCAGATCCGGTACCGTCACTGGTTCCACCGCCTCCGCCAAAGTAGCCAGCGCCGCCGCCTCCGCCACCACCTCCGTCACCTTGAGCAGCAATATTACCACCTTGTAGTGCGCTGCCGGCTCCACTGGCCGAATAGCCACCGGCTGTTTGACTGCCACCGCGGCCGCCATATGTTGTTCCGTCTTGCCCCGGGCTTCCTACGGCAATTCCGGCAGCACCGCCGGCCCTGCCTTCCCAGCCACCACCACCACCACCACCGGCAATCAATAATGCTCCAGCTTGATTAATAGTAGTGGTTGCAAAAAATCCACTGTATCCACCACCTTGGCCACCGTAACCTGCGTTACCTGGCAAGCCACCGCCACCAGTTGGGGCTGCGCCGGGGCCAACATCGTTGGCTCTTGACAAACCACCACCTCCGGCTACAATGCCGTAAGATGCTACACTGGCTGCAAAATCGCCCTGTACAAAAGCTCCAGCGCCACCTGCACCGGATCCTGCGGTCCAACCACCACCACCACCTCCACCCCAGGCAGAAATGGTAATAGTACCCGGAGTGGTTACCACTAGATTTCCTGCTGAAGTAAATGTGTGTGTTTTGTAAATTGTATTTCTAGTACTGTTATAGTAATAACCTAAACTACCTCCGGCAGCTTCAATAGATGTTGCCAAATTTGTAGTGGTAGTTAGACTAAATGTATTGCTTTCGGAAATAAATCCATCATTGACTGTAACCGTATAGGTAACACCAGTGACCGCAGTCTGCGGTTGTCCAACAATGGCACCGGTACTGGTGTTAATAGATAAACCCGTTGGCAGTGCAGGGCTAATAGAATACGAGTAAACATTAGAGCCACTGGTGCCAGTCACTGGTGCTGTACTGGTATTGGTTGCGTATTTGTTTAGTGTCAGTGTTGCAGAATTTCGTGTAGCAGTTAATCCTGTGGGTGTAAATGAATACCGAACAATAACAATACCGGATCCACCAGATCCGGCTCTGCCGTTAGTTCCTGTGCTATAGTGACCTACTCCGCCGCCGCCGCCACCGGTATTGGCTCCGCCGTCGCCACCTCGTCCAGCAGTATCACTGCCTTGACCAATTCCGCCAGTGTTGCGGCCAATTCCTCCGGCACCGGGAGTGCTTACACTGCCAAAAGCGCCACCACCGCCACCTCCACCAGCTCCGCCATTGCCACCGGTGGCCACAGCAGTTCCAGCATTGAACATGCCACCACCACCACCGCCTGCATACCATAGCCCAGAGCCATCAATGAAAAAGTCCACACCTTCGCGTTTACCTGCACCACCTGATCCAGCTGTGGTTGTACCTGCTCCTATGCTGTTGCCACCAACAGCACCTGCACCACCGCCACCACCACCTCCGGTAGCATTACCACTGCGCCCACTTACGCTATTTCCGCCTCGGTTACCCTGACTGCCAGTGGCAGCACCGCCAGTACCGCCGCCGGTTTGCTCGCCACCAACACCACCGCCAGATCCACCAGCACTGCCATTGGAGTCCGAATATCCACCGCCACTACCTCCGCCAACAGCAGTTAAACTTACGCCAGTGCCTGTTACAGTGGTGTTCCCACCGGCGGCCGAATTGGCAGCGTCTTGTGTAGTTCCGTATTGAGCACCAGTGGATCCAGCACCAATGGTAATAGTTAAATTACTGGCAATTGATAAGTTTGTTTGATACAGTAGTCCACCAGCACCACCTCCACCGCCAACATAGCCATGCCCGGCACCACCGCCGGCTACAGCTAAAATGTCAATGTTGCCTGTTTCGGTTACAGTTAAAGTACTGCTGGTAGTAAATGTATGTACTTTGTAAGCAACATTGTTTCTAATATAGTACGATATTGTACCGCCGGTGGCTTGAGTCACTGTTCTTATCCTTTGATTACAACACTACGCTGGCAATAACGTTACTGATGCCCGAACCTGTAATAACAACCGGAACAGTAGTATCAGCAGAAGCCGAAGTATTTATAGTAGTAGTCAATGTGCTGCCGGCAAAGGTCATTGAACCTCCATCGATGACCAGTTTGACAGCCACAGCTATTCTTGCTCCTGCGGTATCATAGGCATTGACAGTTAATGAAGAATTAATATTTGTACCAGTAAAATTGTAACTGATCTGTGGAGAAGTCACAGAAATGGTCACTGGTACATTCAATGTAATCATGTGTATTTCACCGTAGCCATGCGGACCTGGTGCCATGGCCCAAATTCTACCCAGGCTGTCTACACCGCAGGCAGCAAAAGTAAACGGCAATGTGCCAGTTAATACCCAGCCAGTTCCTGGCGCAAAGTTATATGTGTAAAAGGCCGATGCAGAAAACACTCCCATTTGTGTCCTAGTGTTTTCGTTAAAGTAGATTATATTTCTAGGTGTTGTAGGAATTGTTATAGAGCTATGATATGTTAACAGTTTTGGGTTAGCCGCATCTACTGTAAACACTACAAAAGTTCTTGCCTTGGGTATGTTATCGTAAACAGTTCCGGTTCCGTGGACTTGACCAAACATTAGATATCTAGTAGAGCTTACAGTCCATGTATCAGTAAACACAAATCTCTGTAACCCAAAGGCTGAGTTATTCATACTACCCGTAATTGTGTCAGGACTCCAAATATTTTCTTGGTTTGTTGCACCAGCCCAGTTAACAGTTATGTCATTGTTTCGAGTAAATGTATCTGTGGTTCTATTCCATTGAAAGAAAAATGGATGGAATTTACCCGAGCTGTCAAAATAAGGAGTATACCATGCTACATTACCAGCACTGGTAGGGTCGCTAAAAGTCAAGGTACTGTATTTTGCAAAATAACTGCCATATGCAGTATCTCTGTTGCCACCGGCATTAGTACCAGCAGCCGAAGGAGCAGTGGTATTAGTAAACAACACCGAAGTGGTATTATCCACATCAAAATATCTGATAACTTGTTGGGTGAAATCAGATGCTACATCGTTGATTAAAAATATAGCGCGGCCACCGGTGTCGACGCCTAAGAACTGTGAATTTCTATTTTGGAAATAAGTTGATGTATTTCCTGACCAGCCGTAGGAAGTACTCAGGTAGTTAGTGAATCTAGCTCCATAACCAGTGGATGGTGCTCTGTTATAACCAGGAGTGTTGTTGTTGTCGTTGTCGGGACTAGTTCTTGCGCCAGCCCACTGCAACATAACCATGTTACCGGTGCTGGTGTTAAAATACACTGGGTAAAAACACATGCCGGCTCGCATACCGTGAGTACCTGCACCTTGATTGCCTCGGCGGAGATTTGAGTAAGGCAACGAACTTTCCATGTTTACTGGATTGTAACGCAAGCAGGTCTGTGTCCAACAATGGCCGTCACCGGCTTCTGCCCAGGTACCGTTGGCGGCGCCACGACCGTCGTCGGGTCCTACAATCTTTGGAGCGTACATTCCTATGACTGAAGTCGTTCCGTTGGTGTCATATCTGACCTTACGAATAGGCCTAGTAGGGTCCATGCTGTGCCACATGGTAGGATCGACCATGTTCCAAATACTGTTGTTACTGGTGTTAGATATGTTCACTTCAGTTACCGGTCCATTGAGCAATAGTTTTCCCATCTGCCCGGCTTGCCAGCTATCATTTCTTACATAACTGGAGCCAAACCCAGCAAAATCAACTCCAGTGGTACTGTGATTCAATCCTTGATTAAACAGCGGTGACAGTGTCACACGATCATATGCTTCAAATTGCATATAAATTTTGCTGCTGCCCGGAGTAGGATCTTCAGTGACTGCTGCGGTTATAACTGGATAGTATATATTTTTTAAAATTGCCATGGTTAGTCCTTAGAACAGGTACAGATTATCTTCTGCCCAGTTAAATGCATCTTCTTCTGAAGTAAAATTACCAATGGTACCATCCGAAAAACATTTCCACGGCTGTACCAAGTACAGTGTTGCAACTTCGGTACCGGATTCGTCGTTTCTAAGCTCCGATGCATTGAGATTAGTACCGTCAAAACTCAATTGAATCTTTTTCACAGTGATTTCGTTTCCGTCGGCTCCCTGGCCTTTTTTCTCTACAATTTTAGTTCCCATGTTACTCTCTCTTAAATGTTAACGGAAGCAACAATGTTGCTGGTTCCGGCTGCAACTACTCTGATATTAACAGTGGTATCTGCACTGTTAGATGTAGTCACTGCTAGCTCTGTGTATTCTGTGCCGCCGCTGACCAAACGCATTGAACTGCCTTCGATCTTCAGTGTAACCACTGCGGCTATTCTATTGCCAGATTGGTCATAGGCATTTACTGTAGCAGTGGTATTAACCACTGAACCTTGATAATTATAATTGCTTTGAGCCATGACCACAGACACTGTGGTTGGCACAGCTGGTGTAATCAAGTGCAATCTGCCAAAAGTGTATTGTCCACCGTCCACGGCCCAGATTCTTCCAAGTTGGTCTCGGCCCACTGCTTCGAATCTAAATGGTAAGTTGGCAGTTTGACTCCAGCCACTGCCTGCTGTAAATGTATAGATGTAGAAGTTATTCCAGGTAAACACACCCATCTGTGTACGATCGTCATTGAGCCAGATAATATTCTTAGGTGTCACAGGAATAATTGCACGACTGTGATAGTTTAAGATCTTTGGATCAGCTGCATCAATGCTGAAAGTTATAAATGTTCTATATTTAGGTTCACTGTCATAGACTGCACCGGACCCGTGACATTGAATCAATGTTAAGTATCTGGTGCCAGATACTGTAAATGTTTCGTTATACCAGAAACGCTGAATCATATGCACAGTCGACGAGCTGGCTGCACTCAGGGTGTCCGGTAACCAGTTTGTACTTTGGTTAGTACCAGCACCCCAGTTAACTGTGATATTACTGTTACGAGTAAATGTATCAGCAGTTCTATTCCACTGGAAAAAGTGCGGATGGAAGTTACCCGAGCTATCAACAAATGGTGTGTACCATGCAGTATTACCGGCGCTGGTAGGATCTGTAAATGTTTTACTGCTAAATTTAGTCAGTGTATTTCCATGTGCTGTTCCGCGACTGCCACCAGCACTGGTCCCGGCTGCGGTCACGGCTGCGTTAAATGTTGCCAATGTTGTTATAGTATTGTCAACATCATTATAACGCATCAATAATTGCGTGTGATCGTTATCCAGAGAGTTGTTTAAAAATATAGCCTGACCGTTTGTGGCTATTCCTAAAAACTGGAACATAACGTTTTGATAAGTAGTCGGGGCAGCATAGGTTAATGTAGTAGTACCAGGACCAGTTAATACACTTTGAATACGACCTGGGCAGAGATGGTTTGGCCAGTTAGTATCACTTGAACTGTTATAGTTGTTGGTAATTTGAATCATGTTACCGGTGCTCTGTCTCCAGAAAACTGCCCAACTTTGATAATAGTTTACTGAGCTAGCCTTAGTTGGAGGTTGAGAATCTATTTCGCCAACTACATTATATCTTGTTTGGTATGTAACACTAGGGGCAGCGGCCGGAACCTGCATATGGTTGAACTGACTGAATAAAGCATTGTTGCCGGTTGTGTCTGTGACATATCTATGATTGCGAGTAGGATTTGCAGGATCCATGCTGGTTAACATAGTGAAATCTAAGTTATTTCTGCGATCGTTATTAGTGGTAATTTGATGACTGCAATGTACAACTTCGCCACCTAGCATTAATATACCAGTATGACGCCAATCAGTGGTATTTGGACTAAAACTAGGAAATCCATACCCTGAAATAGTAGTAGCGGCAGTATTGTGAATCAATAAGCCAGTTAGTACATATTCTAAGTTTGTTTCCTTGTGTGCGTCTTGCCAAAAATAAAACCTGTTACCTGTAGGCCGTGTGTCTTCGAAGACTGCACAGGTCTGCATACTTGTTCCATTTACTTTAATAATAGCCATTTAAATCCCCAACATTTTATATTTATTATACCACAAATTGGTACTGAAACTGAACATACAATTCTGCACCAGGCTTGGCACTGCTGCCAATTTGTATTACATCTACTGTAAAATAGTCTCCGGCCAACATATTAATGCCGGCAATATATGGTGCTGAATCAAATTGATTAGCGCCAATGACCAGCGTAATTAATGTATTGTCATTTTTCTTCAACCTAATATGCACTGCTGCATCAGCACTGCTGACCACTCTTGGATAGACCTTGGTTACCAAACAATTGTATGGCGCATACCAACGCATAGTGCCATTAATAATCTTTAACGGACCTGCTTGATACAAATTAATTGTATTAGGCGGCATGATGCCGTAACCAGTGCTGGCTACATTACTCAGAAAGCTAACTGTATTTGCACCAATGACTAGATTACCATGAACACCTTTGATGTTAAACTGACCCAGATTATCCAGGCTAATAGTGCCGCCACCAATGTCAATGGTGTTAGCTGACACATATAGGGTATTAAATCTGCGTGTAGGACTACCTAAGTTTACTAAGTTATTGCTGGTTGGTAATATATTACCAGTAACATACAGTGATTCGCCTACATAAACATTACCCTGTATGCCAGCGCCGCCGGCTAACTGTAACGCTCCGGTGGTTGTGCTAGTCGAAGTCCAGGTGTTGGCATTAATAATGGCCAAACTTGGATTTATTCCAGCGCCTTCAGCTGAACTACCAGTGTATCCAACTGGACCAGCTGGACCAGATGGGCCAGATGGCCCAGGGCCGCCAACACTGCCTACAAATCCAGCAACGCCCTGTAAGCCCTGTAAACCCTGCGGACCAGATGGTCCTTCGGTGCCTTGACTACCTGTAAAACCTGCACCAGAACTACCTGCGTAACCAATACTACCAGTGTAGCCTATTGTTCCTTCACTGCCTGTATAACCTGCTCCAACACTGCCAGAAAAGCCAGCGATACCCGAAGGTCCTGTGGCGCCAGAGCTACCAGTGTAACCCAAACTACCTTCGCTGCCAGTAAATCCTTTTTCGCCACGACTGCCAGTAAATCCGGCGCCTTGGCTACCTGTGAATCCTAGTGTACCTCGGCTACCTACAAAGCCTGTGCCTTGACTGCCCACAAAACCCACACTGCCCACAAAGCCTTGCAGGCCGCGACTACCAATGAATCCTGTGAAACCTGTGGCGCCCACGGCACCTGTGGCACCTGTGGCTCCAAAGCTACCTGTAAAACCAATTGGCCCTGTGGCTCCTGTGGCTCCTACAGCACCTGTGGCTCCTGTGGCACCCGTTGGGCCTAAGATTAAACCAGCATCAAACCAAGCAGACCCGCTCCAAACCCAGATGTGTCCATCTGCTTGTACAATATAGGAATCGTTGTTTAAATTGCCTGTGCTGGGTAAATTACCTGTTGTAGCAACTGAGCCCTTGATGTTAATACCCAGGCCTGGAGCACCTGTGGCTCCGGTTGGACCAGTTGGACCAGTTGGACCTGTTACGCCCGATGCGCCTTGAGTTCCAGGAACGCCGGCCACACCTGTAGGGCCTGTAGCGCCTGATTGTCCCTGACTACCACTGTAGCCCTGTGGACCTGTGGCACCATCGCTGCCGGTGTAACCAAATTGCCCACTGCTGCCTACAAAACCTGTAGTACCTTGGCTACCTACAAAACCAGCACCTTGACTACCAGTGTAGCCTAAATTGCCTGTGCTGCCTGTAAATCCAGTGTCGCCACGACTGCCAGTGTAGCCGCCCGGGTTACCTGAGCTACCTGTGTAGCCTGCAGATCCTGCAGAGCCCGAAAATCCTGTAAATGTTCCGCCACCGGTTTTAACCAGAGTGTCTGCGTAGAGTGTATTGACTGTGACATTGCCGCTGGTGGTTAAGTCACCAGAATCTGCTACGATGTCTAAATTGCCGACCGTAAGGCCGTTCTTAACTACAAAGTTCTTATTTGCCACAGTTCCATATCTCCCTTAGGCGTTAGTGTATTTAGCCCAGAGAGATTTTGGTAACGGGTTGTTAACTACTAGGGTGTAGTGGTGCTTGATAATTTGCTAAAACTGCTTTATCTAAGGTCACATATATGCCCGAAGAAAGATAGTAATTAACATAATTCCTATCAATTGCAGTGTTTACAGCTTCAGTTATGCCTTCAGGCCACCAAGCATTGGCATTACTATGGAACACAAAATTTTGTGTTTCAAATATATGCACATCAAGGTCTTTGGGTTCAATGGGAAAATCTAGCATAAGTTACCTAATAGGAAATGGTCCAGTTGGCAGTGCTGAAATATTGGTGCCATTATGACACATAGCCCATATTCCATTGACTACTCCCGGACTATATCTTGCTAATGCAGTCATTCTAAAATCTTCTAAGTGCCCACACCACCAAGTTCCGGTAGTCTCGTTATACTCGTAGCCTACACGAGCATCATTGACATTGTAAAAATCATTATGACTGCTTTGAGCATCCGATGTAGGGCCATTGCTGGTGTAAGTTCCATGGTTTCCATCTAGATGCCTGGCTACTAACAGCCCATCAACATATAAATGATAATCTCCATCCTTACGCACCAGGGCCCAGTGATTCCAAGTTCCAGCAGTTGAAGTGGCCACTGCAACTGAGTTAATAATTGTGGGTGTAAAGTTAGTAGTTGCTCCGGCCCTGTGCAGCAAAGTCCAGTTACCGCTGGCATTAATACCTACCCATATATAATTACCTTGATGGTACATGCAGGCTCCAGGGGCACTAGTAGGCGTAGCTTTTCCGCCGGCTGTGGCATCTTTCCACTGAGCCCACCCTTCAACAGTATAGTCTCCGTAACGGTAGTCCCAGACTCTTTCGGCCCAACCACCAGCGGTTGGGTTCATATAAATTCTGTCGTAATTTGCAGTGCTGTTTAAATTATTCATGCCCATACTACCAGAACCCCACTTGGAGTACTGATAACTGGGTCTAATTAGACCATCGAGCATATAAGTCATATTTTGCGACCTGTCTAATAGACCATTGTCTATGCGTAGAAGATACGCTGTATTAGCATCTCTAGTCCATGACGCCACAGTCGGAACGGTATATGTAGTTTGATCAACATCATACCTGGCAATGTCACTTATTTTAACATCACCAGCGCCGTGATATCCACTGTGTTGTATTCTATAGGTATAGGCCAATGAATAACTTTGTGTAAACGATGCCCGTGTGGCTACTCTTTTTCCATTAACAAAAAGTGCAGCTTTAGTAGTTTTGCTAGGATCATAGACCACTGCTACATGGTTCCAACTGTGTGGACGTATATTTCCATTACCGGTAGTAGTGTTCAAAAACTCATTGGCTCCGGCGGCCAGTCTCGGTGAGCGCCAAACAAATGACACATCATTGTAGCTGTTAGCTCCGGCAGCATAGTTTGTTATAAGTTGCCAACCGTTTTCATTGTTGGACGTTGCAGTGTATACCGCAGTCGGTACTGTTGCAATGGCATTAGGATCGGTTTGAGGTTGATAGAACCATGTTTCTAAAGTCCAAGGTTTGGCTAACCTAGTCATCCAAGTCATCTCTATCATTGCGTCATTGCCAGTGTTATAGTCCGGCTCTGAGTGACCACCAGAATAACTACCGTCCCAAAAATCAGTGGTCATTCCTAAGGATTTATCTTGACTGGTATAAGGTCCAAACCCGCTGATATAAACATCCCAAGAACTAGTATGAGTTGCATCTGGTCTATTACCTGCCCAAACAAGATTATCAACACTGGAATAATCTCTCAGTGTTGGTTGTCCTGCTGTTAACAGAACTGTATTTGTAATAGCCGTTAGCGGCTGAGTGGGAACACGAATACGCTCCGGATTTGAAGTTCCGACACTGTAAGCTCCGGAGCCATTTAAAATTCTGATGTCAGACATCCATCCGTACCAACGCTGATCGTTGCGTACATTAAAGGCACCGTTCATAAAATACATTTTATTGCTGGCCGCTGCCATGGTGCCGGCATAAAATGTTTCTGCTCTTTTTTCTCCATTGACATACAATGCCAATTGTCCCGCAGTTCTTTGCAAACAAATATGAGACCATGCTCGCTGTGGAAAATAGGCCGATGAGTCAGCTAATATAACCATACCTCCGGTTATAATCTGCAATGCTCTGAAATTATATCTCATTGCAAATCCAGTACCATCGTTGAAGTTAGCTCGACAGTCAAATAAAAATCTAGGAGCAGCATTCATAATAGGCTCCCATTCGTACTGATTACATATCCAAAATTCTATAGAGAAATCGCTGGTGCCAAAGCTATAACTTCCTTGCGTAGTGGATGTAAACAATGTACTACTGGCGCCACCAGCTATATTTGAAACACTGTGATTGCCAGTGTACAATCCTCGGCTTCCTAGTCTATGCTGCCCTGTGGTGCCTCTGGCTCTAGCCGACAGCGGTTCGTAGCCGTCGCTGATATACTGTGCCTTAAATGGTCTTGCTCGTTTGTCTTTGGTATCAAACATATAAAGCAAGGTGTTAGCATCGTTAGTGGCCACTGTGTCGTAAAAAGTAGATCGTGTAATAGTAAATGGTGCAGTGTATCTGGCAACATTACTAATTTTCATCCCAAAGAATCTGACACCTTGCGGTTGATATTGATGGTTTCTACTAGCACAGAGTACTAGCGGACTAGTTTGATTATAGTTAGAGGCCAGCGTTCCAGTATAGGCCAATTGACCATTGACATACATCTTAAACTGATTTGTACCGGTGCCTTCTCTTACTGCTGCCACATGGTTCCAAGCACTGCCGCCTAAAACTGCGTTGGTGCCAGTTACCAAAGCACTGGTGCCATCACTCCATTGAAGTTGACTTCCGTTACAGATAAAACTCCAGCCAGTGGCTCCAGCAGCGGCTGCATCACCTGTGCCTTTGCCTGCTATACCAAATTGAGAGGCTCTTCCAGCATATGATACGAAAACCCAGCACTCTATAGTAAATGCTCCTGTACCAAATTGTAAACTTCGCCCAGGTTTACTGTCTGCAATTTGGTACCCTCGGTCGTTTGCCCGAACAGAACAGCTCATACCGCTGCCAGTGGGTCTAGGAAACTTAACAATGAACGGATGATCTGGATATTTTCTAACGCTGTTATAGCCGCCCCAGTTAGTGACAGTACGACCTTCTCGTTGAATGCCTGTGTGATAAGGGTGATATGGTTCTGAACCAGATATACTAAGAATAGAATTGCTCATATCCAGTAGATCTGTGGGCGGTGTGAAATTAGCCGAATATACTACAGATGTACGAATACGAAGATCAAACAAGTACCCACCATAATAATTAGCACCAGTGTCTCTGTCTCTGCCAATGACCATGGTTGCAGTATCTGTAAAATTACCCGAACTAGTGCCAGTGCCCACACTAACACCATTTTGATAAATGGTCACTGCACCAGCAGATCTCACTATAGCAATGTGCGTCCAAGTATCGTGCGTAATTGCTGTGGTGCTCTGTGTTGAAGTATTTCCTAAGCCGTCGTAAAATCCTATTAGGTTTCCTGAGGTGAGATAGATTACCCATCCGGTGCCACCACTGGCGCGGCCGCCACCGGAACCTTTGCCCATGATGTACGATTCTGCGCCAAATGCTCGTCCAGTTTTCATCCAGAATTCAATGGTAAAATTATTTGTTCCTAATCGCAAACTGGCTGCATCTGTTACATGATATGCCTGATCCCAAAAATATATCGAGTGATATTCTTTTGGACCCGACTCATTGATGCCTGCTTCAATTCTATAGTCGTTGGCGTATAAAAATTCATCAAAGTTGTTACCGGACTGATCTTTAAGCACATGGGTGTCGTAGGTTGCACCTGGAATATGACAGACCACATGATTGTAGTAAGGATCAACATTACCAGTAAATTCAGTGTAGACATCGTGACGGCGATGCTTTACGCCTGTTAGTAATAGATTTTTATTTTCTAATTCAATGTTGGTTATTTCATCCGTGGTGTAAACACCACTTTTGTCATAGGGATTAAGTAACCTTGATTTGCCAATTAATTTTCTTTTGCTCATATTAGACTAAATCAAACTATTGATAATGTTTCGTAACTTATGGTGACTGTAATAGATGCCGATGCACTGGCCTGTGCTCTTAGTGCGTCAGCTTCTAATAGATAGAAACTGTGTTCCCTGCCTAGCAACAACACTGTGGCTTTTGCCGGTACTGTGATTTGATTAGCGATAAAGAAACTGGTAGCTGAACGCAGTACAAATACTGTAACTGTTTGATCAGTGTTAGCATAATTGGCTGCAACAATGGCTCCAATTTTTTTAACTTTGTCTGCTTCGCCGGAGACTACTGTGCCAGGACTAGTCCCGGCATTCAAATAGGCTGTATCGCCTATTATACTGTTAACATTAGAAATATTAGGATTAGCCATGTTTTATCTTCCAAAAATTATTGCCATTATTCGAGCATTTGAACTAACACCACTGCTGCCACTGCCACTGCCTCCACTGACTATGCCGGCAACATTGCCTACAATGGTTCCAGTGACTACTAAATTTCCTGATATAGTAGCGGTAGTTGCAGATAGATTGTCGATGCCAACAATGCTACTGTTTGCAAGATCTAAGTTGTCAATAGCAGGCAGTTCCTGAATTTGATTAGAACTGGGGTTAACTATTAAAGGTATTCTATTAGCCATATTATGCTCGTTTTAATATTTATGTAAAGTTTACTGCTACGTTTCCAGCGCGGCCCACAACATTCAATGAACTGCTTGTGGCTACACCAACATTTATTGCTGTAGTTCTTGTGCCCACTGTCAAGAATGTTGCACCGCCACCGCTGCTTGCACTACCGGTATAACCAATTATACCTTGACTGCCGGTAAAGCCTACTCCTACGCTGCCAGTAAAGCCCGCTCCTGCACTACCAGTAAAGCCATTTGTGCCGCTGCTGCCTGTATAGCCAATTGATCCGGTATAACCACTGCTGCCAGTAAAGCCCGCTCCAGCACTGCCAGTATAACCAACATCTCTACTTAATACAGACCCGTTGGCATAAAAATAACTATTGGTATATACTGCACCAGCAAATATATTGCCCTGTACCCCAATACCGCCGGCAACTGTCAATGCTCCGGTTGTGGTACTGGTACTTGATGTATTAGAGACAATATTAGCAGTGTCTGTGACGATAACATTTGCCGAAGTTATTTGATACTTAAACCAAGCATTCAGAGAAGAATTATAACGATAAACAATACCGTTAACAGTAACAAGTTGATTATCAATTGGCGTAGCAACAAATGTCATGATATTTTTTTCTTAAAATGTTATGGTTCCGGAACTGGTAAATTTGTATATTCTATATCCACCAGACACTGTAATAGTCGGACTGCCAGTAGTAGTGGCTATAAGGTAAGTATCGGGGTATCGTATAATAACAATACCAGATCCTCCAGATCTTCCAATACCAAATTCTGCACCTGCGCCTCCGCCAGTATTTTCGCTACCATTTGTTGGACTAAAGGCATTATTTTGTCTTCCACCGGCTCCGCCACCACCTAGGCCCCCGGCTGCAAATCCTGTTGTTGCACCTTGCCAACTTGCGCCGCCACCACCACCGGCATAATAGGTAGATACGCCTGATATAGACGATTCTACGCCAATTCCGCCCTGGCCGCGTAATGATGTAGTTGCTTCGTTTCCTGCATATCCTGCGCCGCCGGCTCCACCACCACCGCCAGCACGACCAGTGGTAATATTATTATAATCACCATTTGCGCCACCGTTGTTACCTTGACCTGCTGTTCCGGTACCAAACGAGCTAGCAAAATACATTGTTGCTCCACCGCCACTACCACCACTGCCACCTGCACTTGTACTCGACGGACCGGCGCCAAAGCCTCCGCCAATTGCAATCAAGTTCTCAAAGTTGATGCTAGAAATACTGCTATTAGATCCATTGGATTGATTAACTCCGCCGGCGCCAACAACAATAGTGTAAGTGTAATTTATTCCAATTGATACTGATCCTTGTAGTAGTCCGCCAGCACCGCCACCACCGCCATGTGTGCCTCCGTCAGTTCCGCCACCACCAGCAACCACAAGATATTCCATCAATGGTGCCACCATTGATGATTGTATAATTGCCAATTGGGTGTTTGCACTTAGACCGAAATTATGAGTTGAACCGGTTATGTCAATCCAAAATGTACCGGCACCGACATTCATATATCTCAACAACGTATTGCCGTTAGTGTAATACCACCAATCTCCAACCTTTGGAGACACTGGTGCGGTATTACCTGTGGTAAACAATTCGCCACCTGCGCTTCCCGTGTATCCTACCCCGGTGCTACCAGTGAAACCAGTGCTGCCTACAAACCCAGCATTGCCGTGACTACCTATAAAACCTGTATCGCCCCGACTACCTGTGAAACCAATGGCATCAAATGCACCGCGACTACCCGTAAATCCAATTACACCTTGTATACCTTGGCTTCCAGCAAATCCAATACTGCCCTGACTGCCCGTAAATCCTTTGTCTGCGGCTGCGCCCGAAATACCCTGACTACCAGTAAAACCAGTACTGCCGGTAAATCCTACTCCTGCGCTACCAGTGAAGCCAACTGCTGCGGCTGTTCCAGGAATACCTTGCGAGCCTGTCGGGCCAATACTACCTGTATAACCCAAGTTGCCCTGACTGCCCGTAAAGCCTTTGTCTGCGGCTGCGCCAGGTATACCCTGACTACCAGTAAAACCAATGCCAATACTGCCCGTGAAGCCTATACTGCCAGTAAAACCTAAATCTCCGCGACTTCCGGTGAAACCTATTGCGCCACCAGTTTCACTAACACCACTCAAGAAACTAACTGTGTTTGCGTTTAATGCAACATTACCGGATGCTGTCGAAAAAGAAATGTCGCCAGTTCCGGTTGTGGTAATTTGTGATCCGCCTATGTCGATAGTATTTGCGGAAATATATAGTGTGCCAAATCTGTTTAAAGGGCTTCCTAGATTGACTGTTCCGTTGCCTGTGGGTACAATTGAACTATTAACTGTTAATGTTCCTGCAACATAAAGATTGGGCGCAATACTGGCGCCGCCAGTGCTGCCATAATACCCTGCAGGGGTGGCACCGGCACTGCCAGTGTATCCGAGAAAATCGCCGCTTGCTAAAAGAGTAGTAAGATTTACTGTAGGCATATTGTACTTGTATTTTCGCCGAAATATTCGCGGCTTATATAGTATTTAGCCAAAAAATTGCAGTCGTGGTGTCCGCAAATTGCAGAATACTACAAAGGTCAGTTTGGTAGCAAGTACACAGTAGCAATTACTGTTTCGCCGTTTAATGCCGCCATAAACGGATCAGAGACATTAGTCCAGCCCCCTGATACCGAAGATCTTAATACCTGATAAGCATTATTTGTAACTCCAGCAAAACCGCCACTTTGACCAGGTAAAATTACACTCGAGAAATTGTATGTTCCGTTTATATTGGTACTAGTTCCAATAAAGGTTATTCTGACAGATCCTGGTGCAGTTGGCCAGCGGGCTGTGTTCATACTAACACCGTTTCTATCAATGGTGTTGAAAATAAGTCCGCCTGGTGTTCTACCATAGTCCCATGCCATTTCCCCAACACCATTGTTACTCCATGTTACCAGATACTGCAACAATACTTCTACATTTACTAGCAAACTAAATGTACGTGGACTGGTTTGATTTTCTGCATCATCTGCATTGACTGTAAAGGTAAAGTTTGTATTAGATGCAACAGTGATATTACCAGACAACAAACCGCTACTAGACAATGTTAATCCAGTTGGTAAAACAGATCCAGCGGCTAACGAATACTGAGTTGCCCCGGTGGCAGACAGTTGTTGACTAAACGCTGTTCCAGATGTTCTACTGGTCAATGTACTTCCAGTGACCCAAGTTGGAAATCCACTATATGTAATGCCTGCTAACTTTATGGCCAATTGGCCATTTCCGTTGACTAAAAATATAACATAAGTACCTGCAGACATTGTAGGAATTTGAGCTCGAATTTCGGTTGAGCTTATAAATGTTGTTGATATTGCTGGAGTATTGCCAATCAATATTGTACTATTCTCAACAAACCCCGATCCTGTAATTTTAATATATCCACCTGCAACATCAACTGCGGTGTCGTCAAGATTTTGATATGAACTATTGGTTACAAAAACTTGGTTAATTAATGGGCTCACCGGAGCCAGAGCAGAAAAGTCACCTTGTGCAATTGAAGTAGTTGATACTGTATTTAAAAAGTTTACTGTGTTTGCTGTAATTGGTATCGTACCCGATGCCGTCTCAAATTCTAAGTCGCCCGATGGAGTTGTAGAAATTGTTGCGCCACCAATATCAATGGTATTTGCAGAAACATAAATTGTACCAAAACGTGCAGTAGGACTACCAATATTAATTGTATTGTTTGAAGTAGGTATAATACTACCGCTGACGTATGTTGTTCCGCCAACGTACAATTCGCCGGCAATACCTGCACCCCCAGCAACAACTAAAGCACCTGTGGAAGTACTTGTACTAACTGTTGTATTTGAAGTTTTTATTACTTCGGTTGTAGTTCCAGTAAAGGTACCGACACTGCCTGTAAAGCCAGAGGCTCCTTGTGCCCCAGCACTGCCTGTAAAGCCAGAGGCTCCTTGTGCCCCAGCACTGCCTGTAAATCCTACTCCTGCACCTCCACTTGCACTTCCGGTATATCCTCGGGGCCCAATGGTAGAAATAATTTGCCAGGTTGAGCCGTCATAGATAAATTCTAAGTCAACTTTTCCAATATTAACTAATACATCGTTGGATTGTGATTCAATAGTACTACCATTGGCTCCTATTGTTAAAGGAGTTAGGCTAAAATTTCCGCCATCTGTGACTTTGATTGCGGAACCTAGCAATGGTGTGGCAGGTAAATTAATAGTAAAAGTTCCGCCTGTTGTGTCAGCAATTATTCTATCACCAGAGACTGCTGTGTAATTTGTCGTCTTTTTAGACCAATTAGTTAATGCCCCTGCGCTGCCAGTATACCCAACTACTCCATCAGTTCCACGGCTACCAGTATATCCTGTTACAGTGGTTGTAACAAACGTTTGAATTTCGATTGGTGCGCCAGTTGGAGGTGCCGAACTAAATGTAATTACATTGCCAGCAAGAGTATAAGTTGACTTAGGTTGTACAATACCACCAATGGCAATCAGTGTTTGATTCTTGGCGCCGGGAGTCACAGACAGTGTAAATGCTGTGTCAGATCCTGTACCGACAAAGTTATCAACATTTACTACTGTGGCTGTACCTGAGCCCACCGTACCAGCAATATACGATACTGCTTGAATGTTACCCAAGGTTGTACTGGATCCCAGTGTTGTTCTTTGAAATGTAACCGGTACACTTATACTAGTACCTGTACCGTACAGCTTAATAGTACTGCCATCAATTTCAGCATAATAGTTGGCTACTTCAATATTAGGATTACTTAATACAATACCAAATTCATTGTAGTAGATATTAACAGTATCATTGCTACTGTCAACAGTACTGGTCTTATAAGCATCGTTGACTGTGTCTGTGGCACTTAATACCCAACGAACCGATGTAATTCCAGTTAAATCAAAACTGTCAATGAGTGTCTGAGCATTTGTAACGGTTACTCTGCCATTAAAAATATTGCTAGATACTGTTGGGCCAGCGCCCCCGGTCACATATGGCTCACCGTTTGCGTAAAATAAATTTTCTGTATAAACAGCATTGGCTATTAGGTTACCCGACAATGTAGCATTGTCAATGGCAACATTAGTGGTAAAGATTCTCTCGCCACTGGTATTTGTTGTTAATATCGATCCGTTGCTAGCCGTTCCTAGATTTGGTTCTGAACTTGATAGGTCTAGAAACTGATACCTATCCTGTGCAACCTCGCCGGGATTTTTGACTACTACACGACCGCTGACTAGACGAGTTTGCTTCATATTATGGGTTTGCAGTTTCTAGTATGCTTAATACAATTTGTGCGGCAGCATTGGCGCTGGCGCGAATATTTACTTTATCGCCAGTCTGTAATATTAATTTGCCAGATAGCAAGGTCATTGCATCACTGGGTGGTAACGGTGCATTAGTAAGTATGTTAGTCTGGACTCCAGAACGCACATGATTACTAGTAACAGTAACTATACTGTTGCCAGTGTTACTGACATGTGCCAATAACACAACGGCAGTATAGCCCGATGGTGCTGTGTAAATTTCACTGCTAACTGTGGTTAAGTTTGCGGTTACAGTTTTGAAAACGTTAATTGCTATTGCCATTTGTTAACCTTTAATTCAGTGCTAGTATGTATGGTGTCATTAGCGCAAACATACTTCTATTAAAACTGTCACCGTTGATAATACCGGTAGCTTGGTTAATAACTAAATTTGCACCAATTTTAAAATTACCTTTGTGGTCGGTACTGGTGAATGTTACCCGACCACCGCTTTGTTCAATGACTTCATTTGCTTCAATTGGCAATCCGCCATATTGCGGCAGTGCTGTAGCAGGATTAGTACCGGCACCTACATATTCAAATGTGTGTGCTGATGCAATGATAGCACTACGCTGATAGAATCTTACTGTGGTGCCCGAAGGTACAAGATCTGTAAAAACTTCTTGTATGATAACACGCCAGGTCAGTCCATCTACCAGTTCAACTTGGTCAATGCTGTAATAATTAGCATCACCATCAATTTTCAAAGTTTGATTGACCTTGGGCTGTGCTGCCAAATTTCGAATTTCAAAAATACCAATTTGTGTATCACCAAAAGTTGTGCCAGTTAATTCTTCTGGGCCGGTGCCCACTGCCTTTAATCCGTAATTACCAATACCGTTGTCTGATCCGTTAAGTGTAATAAACGATCCAGATTCGGCTAAAACTCCAATGTCAGTGGCAATTGTATAAATGTTAACAGCCTGACTATAGGCTTTGTTAACCAGGTGTACACCTTTGCCGCCACGATTAATAATTGTAAAGAAACCAAGAATCATGGCTTTGGTACTGATTGCACTGGTCTTGCTACCGTCAATGTAAACTGCTGTGCCAGTGGTAGTACTGCTGGTAATGTTTTGTATATAAGGACTTACAAAAACATTTTGATTAGGTGTTGCAGGATTGTAAGCAAAGCCGTTGGCCAAATAGTCTCTGATTGTGAATCCCCAGGCATAGCAGCCATTGGATACATAGAACAGATCGCTGTTAGGGTTTTGTGGTGCTATAAACACTGTACGAAGATCGTCACCTTTTAAGCTGACATTTGCCGGAATAGTTACAGGATTGTTTTCTGTGTAAGTGCCAGGTGCAACAAAAACTGTACTACCCGAAGTGGCTGCTGCCAATGCTGATTTTATGGTAAGGAACGGAGCGTTAAATGATCCGGGGTTACTGTCGTTGCCATTTTTGGCAACATACAACATTTTTTGCAGTCCCCCGGTGCCCAGTAACGATGATCCATTGCTGTAAAATAATCCGTCTGTGTAGACTGCTGTGGTTACAACATTGCCACTTACACCCAGGCCACCTTGTACAATTACTGCACCAGTGGTTGTACTGGTACTGACAACATTACTGCGAAATTCGATTGGCTGATATGTAAAGTTGCCTGTGAGAGTTACGGTATCAAAACTAACGTTACTGATAAACGAGTTAACGTTAGAAATTGTTCTAATGGAGTTGTCACTGTGTTTAGTGTATATTAAACCATCTGCGGTGTTAACTGCAATTTCGCCAACCTGCAGGTCATTTGCGTCGGGAATTCTACCCGGGACGGTTGATCTTTTTAACTTAATAACATTGGCCATGTGGCTTTCCTAAACAAGTGCTATATAGCAGGACACATACGCAAAAGGCTAGGAGTTTGAAGTCCTAGCCTTGCCTATGCTTAAAAAACTTCTTAAGTATTTAGCCGATTTAGTAAGTGCCTCCATCAATGGTGTCTGCGGTACTTAAAACTTCGTTTCCGCCTTTGTAGATTGCACCTTGAACTTGCATTTTTCCGGCTATGCTAACATCTCCGGTTACACCAAACGCTCCAGTATTGTAAGATCCTGCGGTATAAGTTACATTGCTGGTTATCTGTGTTGCGGCTGTTAATGTAGTTAACCCTGTGACATTTAATGTGCTGGATAGTGTCACGGCACCGCCGACTACTAAAACGCCTGCGATATTGGCCCAACCAGTTGTGGCTAAATTAGTTAAACTTAGAACTTTGGTACTGTCGTTATAGGTGAATGTGCTTTCGCCGGTTAGTGCATTACTAGAGTTAGCATAAACAACTTGTGTGCTGGTAACACCAGTGGCGCTTACACTACCTAATGTGGTACTTCCAGTAATTTCTAAATCTTGTACAACAATCTTACCCTGAGTAATGAGTAAATTACCCTGGGTAATAATGTCGCCATTGCTGGATCTTAGTACAATTTTATCTGTGTTAACAGTAACATTGGAGGCAAAATTTGTAATTCCACTGAAATTACCTGTGGTAAACGAACCGGTGCTCGGAGTAGCATTGCCAATCGGCGTAGCATTAATAGCAGTAGCAGATGTTAAACCTAATGTAGATGTACCTGCGGCCAATGTGCCGGCGGTACTAATCGATCCAGCGGCTAAGGCATTATTAACTGTTACAGCATCTGCAGTTAGAGTGTTGTCAACAACAGTTCCGCCAGTGGCATTTAATCTAATGTAATCTGGGCCAGATGCTGCTGGGCCCGAGTCATTGGCTACTTTAATTTCCAGTACGGTAGCTTCTTGATTGCTGTGTACATAATACTTGATACTGGCCAAATCACCTGTGCCACCACCGATGTTATTTGGCCAAACAATACCAGCATTGCCAGAACCGGCTGTGGCATTTAATGTACCAGAAAAGCTATCAGCTGAGATTGACCCAGACGCTGTGGCACTGCTTAAATTCAATGCGCCAAGATTTACCTTTTTGTTAAAATTCCAGCTATCGTCGGCGCTGGCATAGTTAATTGTAGCAGGAGTAGCCGGTCCAACTATAGTGATACCTGCTCCATTGGCCTGTGCTGCTGTGGTAGCATCCTTGGCTAATTCAATATTCAAATCGCCAACGGCCACTGTACTAGAATTAACTGTGGTAGTTGTACCTTGAACTACTAGGTTGCCGCCAACTACAACATCATTGGTTGTAGTTACGCTGGTAAAACTACCAGCAGCACGAGTGGTTCCGCCAATTACAGTACCATCGATATTTCCGCCAATGATATTAACATTGTCAGAATTTTGGGTGCTCATGTTGCCAAAATCACCTGCGGCACTGAATGTTGTAGTAGTTACACCGGTAACTAGACCTTTGGCGTTAACTGTAACAATAGGAATAGTCAAGACACCAGAAGCTTTGCCGCCAAATGATCCTATATTAGAATTAACAGTGTTAAGGGATACAGTAACATTACTGGTATAGGTACTTTGATCCCAGGCATAAGTGCTGCTGGCGTCGCCAAGGACCCTAATAGGATCATTGCGAGTAAGGTCAACCACAGCAGGTGACCCAGAATTTGTCTTGGCAAACAGTCTGCCATCATATGTATTAATAGCCAATTCAGCATAGTCAAGCTGTGCGGTTGATGGTACTCCGCCCTGATTACTTGAACGCTTAATTAAGATCTTATTTGCCATTTTCTTTTCCTATTTTTATTAAAATGTTCCGCCATCAACTAAACTTGCATCTGCTACTACGCGAGACCATGACGACCAAGCGCCAGCAATTGCTTTAATTCTCACGTACTCAGCTCCGTACAGACTAGTTGTATCATTTGGTTGGTACTTTTGTACTACTGTATTTTCACTAACATAAACGGTTAAAAGACCAACTGTGTTAGCTTCCGTTGGTGTTCCAACCGTTCCCGACCAGCTTACTCTATTTACATTATACAGCCCAAATATGGTGTTTGTGTCCCAATTACTCGGGTCTGGGCCTTTGCTAACAAACCCCTGACTTGAACCAGCATCAAACCCTTTTAGGCCAATGTACCTATAACCCTCGATAAAAACACGATTTCCTGTTACGCTGGCAGGAATGTTAGTGTCTGGGAAATTTAGTACTCCTGCTTGGTAATCAAAATACCAACTATCGTTGTTGCCAGAGCCATCAGGATATAATCTTGTGCCACTGGATGTAGGATTAGCTGTTCCGGCAGGTGCAGTCCACACACGCACCTGATATCCTGATCCAAATTCAGGAGGAATCCAATCAGTTAAATTAGCCAACCAGGTACGATTTGTAGTACTAGTTATATCAGGACTGAATTCTGCACTGCTACTACCTATCTTTACCTGTATAATTTCAGTGTTGCCCAGTGGCGGTGTTTGTGTAATATCCCCAGCTTTGACCCAAATTAAGTCGCCGCGGACTAGTAAAGGGCTAGGAATGCTTTCGTTACTGGCGCTTTTAACCGTGGCTGTATCTGTCTTGGATACACCAAAACTCAGTTTCTTGAGCAGCAGGTCGACTTTTTGTTGTTCAGATATTGCCATATTAATTCGATGCTGTTTCTATGCTTAGTGCGGTTAAACTCTGTCCTGCACTGAGTCTGACTCGTACATAAATTTCGTTGGTTGCAGTGGCACTACTGCTGACTGTACCAAAAGTAACTGTTACACGACGGTTGGTCTGTGCAGAATTAACTGCTGCCACACCGCCAATGGCCGCGCCGTTGCTGCCGTTACCACCGGCACCAGCACCCGGTACGCCAGCACCATTATAAGCAATGCCCGCGTCAACCCAGCCATTTAGTGTAGATGTTGTATCTATAGTACTACCCGGTAGTGCTACATACAATCCAGAAATTGTACCGGTGTACTTAATGTCAAACTTACTAACCACACTACGCACAAACTTAAAAGTAAAATACTGTGAGCCATTGCGCCCTGTGCTTAGATTAGGACCTATTGGCAAATAGCCAGTGCTGTAATTTGTTTGATCATGTTTTACCACTGCGCCAACTACTGTGGCATCATAGCTGTTTAGCACAGATAATTGGCTGTCAAATGCCGTAGCATTGGCAGTGTAAGCAGGAGTGTCACTGCTACCTGGATTTGCAATTCTGTACCCATTGCCAGAACCAGCACCTACACTGTTTACAGGAATACTGGTTTCTTCAATTTGTGTTCCGGTGCCAGTTTTATAAAGTATTGTTACGCCAGGTGCAAATGTGTGCGACCCTGTGGCATAGCTGTTATCTACAGTAAGACTTGGACCTAAACTGCTTGATCCAAATCCAGAACGAATATTTGCTGTGGTTGTTAAGTTTACACTGCCGGAACTGGCATACAAATTTCTAGCCAGTGGTGTGGTAACGCCGGCAGCAGAGTAAGACAATGTTGCCGGAGTATTAAACGCTCCACCTGCTGTGCCAGATACAAAATCGTTGGTTGTAGGATAGGTATCGCCACTGAGTTTGTTAATATCAAAACTAATATCAAATCTACTGTTAGAAGTATAATGTGGTACAGTACTGCTATAGGACAATGATGCCACATCTTCTGTGATCATTGTGTTGGTAAATTGTGGTGTACCAGGGCTGCTTGAGTCGTAATACCAATATACTGTGTTAGTTGTAGTCGATGCGGTATGTGCTATTCTAACTTCATTCCAGCCAGCCGACACAGAACCAGCAGCTCGTGCATCAAAGCTATACCAAAAGTTTGCAGACACCGCAGGATTAACAATACTGTAATCCTGGTTGTTAAAAATAACCAAATCACTAAAAGTTCCGTTCTCGCCGCCGACCATTGCCTTAGATCCAGTGGCAGTGCCGTTCTTGAATACTGTTACCGTTCCGGTGTCACCTGGGCCACTGCCAGTGATATTATTAGTTTGATAACTGCCGGACCTTCTAATAGATGCTACTGTAGTTCCACCGGCAACACTACGACCCTGTGTAGCTGTGTTATCAGTTTGAGTAAAATTAGTCATCCTAGCAGTGGTCAAAGAACTGACGCTTAAACTTTGACTGTTAGGGAATGTTGGTGGTGGTGGAGGTACTAGTTTTCCTAAGACCACATTCATTAATGCAATAGTATCTGTTACCGTTTGTGTAGTAGAAACACTCACCGCCGCGGTACTCAAGCTACCAGTGGTATTGGCTCCAAGTGCCAACGAATTTCCAAATAAATTTGGAATGTTTATCGGGCCACTGACTGTTAAATTGCCAATTGTAGCTGCATTGGCAGTCAGTGTGTTGGCTGCAACTGCGCCAGATACTGTAGCCGAACCAACTGTTAAATCAGAAGTAGCAGTGATTGTAGACGCTGTTACATTAGTTACCGAAATGTTGCCGCCAGTGATGCTGACAGCATTGGCATTCTGACTGGCCATTGTGCCGGCGCCGGCAATGTTTGCCAATGGAATAGTTTGGCTACTTACAATACTAGTGCCAGTGCCGCGCATCCATCCAATAATATTGGTGCGTCCTGTACCACCACTGGTAACTGGTACTGTGCCAGCACTGATAGTAGGATTACCTAATTTACCGTCGGCGTTGACAACAGTTATCCAAGTAGTAGCAGATGTTAAGCTTCTTAGAGCAGATACACCATACTCTGTTCTAGCAATCAATCCACCAGTAGTGTCTTTTGGAAAGTTGGCTATAGAGATATTGTTTTTATTGAATAGCTGAACTATGCTGATACTATCTGTGCCAACTGCAATTGGATTGTCGGTGTCAATCTTAAAATATGATCCAGCGTTGGCTGTACCTTTGGATACAAATATAATTGTACCGTTGTATATGCCTGTTAGTGCGTTAAAGTCTAAGGCACGCTGTAGCGGTTGTCCTTCGCCTTGGAATACCCAAACACCGTTTTCTGATGGATTAGTTTGCTGTGTTAGTAAAACTCTATCAAATGCCGATAAAGTTACATCATCCCAACAGTCTACTACATCAATACCACTGACCACTGTTTGAGTGGCTGCACTGATATTAATATTTCTTGTGGCCACTGCCTTGGTTGCAGCCACTGGACTAGAAGGTGCATTAATGTCTCTGGCTGCTAAAATTTGTCTACCGGCACTGGTAGTAATATACAGATAGTCGCCGTCGAATTCAACACTGCCAGACCCAGCCCCAGGAATTAAACTTCCAGCTTTGATCTTAATTGGTACGGTGCCGTTATCTACGCCATTGAAAAATGCCGTCTTGGCAAACTGAGAAATGTCTTGTGCAAATAATGTCTGTTCAGCTGTAATGCTAGTTTTACTTACTAACTGATTTGCTGTAATAGTTTTGGCAACACCTAGGCCACCAGTGATTATCAATGCGCCTGATACTACACTATTACTGTCAGTAGTATTGGTCAGACTAATTATTTGATTAGTAGAAGATCCTCTGGTAACAACAGAATCTAATGTTTCTGTCACAGACAAACCATTTACCACTCTACCATAGTTGTCTACAGTGACTTGGTTGTATACTCCGGGTGCGAATCCTGTGCCAGCAAGACTAATAGTGTTGCCAACGCGAACTAACCCTGTGCCTACATTTAATTGTCCTGGACCGTCGATCCAGGTTAAGTTACCATTACCATCTGTGCCAAGAACTTGCCCGTTGGATCCACCAGTAATTCTAACTTTATCCGCATTGCCAAAGTTAATCTGTAGACCGGTCCTGGGTTGTATATTTTCCGCACTCACGGTTGCGGCAGCTATTGTTCCCGATGCACTTAATGAACCAGTGCCAATACTAGTGGCAGTAAATGTAGATATGGTTCCAGAACTGGCAGTAACTTGTCCTGCATTGACCAATCCACTAACTTGTAAACTACCAAAAGTTCCTTGTCCGGTGGCTGTAACTGTTGTAGAATTGATAATGCCAATGTTACCGCTACTGCTGGTAATTAGGCCACTGTTGTTTATATTTGTGCTGGTTAGTGTACCAGCGATAACTGCGTTAGTGGTAAAATTGGCACTAAATGCACGAAGTGTACCGTTTACAACTGCACCACCGGCAATACTTAAACTGCCACCAATTCCAACGCCGCCCTGAACTACCAATGCTCCAGTAGTACTGCTAGAAGTAACAGTACTGTTGGCTATGGTTATTGCTTTGTAAAAAGTGGTTATATTACCAATCAGCCCGCTGATTGTGCCAACATTAATTGCACTGGATCCGGCGGTAGATTTTAGGTACTTAATAGTCATACTGTACTAGCTTAGGTGTTAATTTCGAAGCTACAAACTAAATGTGTTCTGCCTGCCACATCGGCATAGGCTCTGAGGCTGTCGCCTTCCTCGAGATAAATGCTGGTATCTCTGCCCAATGCTACTAAACTATCGCCTGCGGCAATGGGCATTCTATCAACTATTCTAATACTTGTACCGGATCTAAAAAAGTCTACACTGACTTTGACTTCGCTAGCGGAGTCGATATTAGCTATGTACAAAGAATTAATTTTATAAGATTTGTTACTGCTAGTTGGGTTACTAACCACAGTGGTTACCGCTGTACCTATACTGGTACTAGTGGTTCTACCATAAACTGAGGTTACTTGGATTAAATTCGGTGCTGCCATGCGGTTATCCTAGCTCTTTATTGTATATTTATGCTAGGCAATCCGTTGGGCCCGTTTGGTGTTTAGCTTAGGCTCGTACCCTAATATTAACGCACTTAGGATCGCCAATTTGTCCGTGCTGATTAATTAATGCCCAACTAAAAGCATCATTGCCTATGTAATTTATATTTGGGATATAAGCAATGCCCTGCCTATCAGTGGTTAACCTTGCATATCCGTGTTGGGGTTGTGTGATAATCACAGGTTCAGAATATAGGCCAATGCTGGTGGTTTGTTTAATTATGCCATTGCCAAATCCTGAGATTTTGCCAGGGGCATCCATACCGGTACCGGCCTGTGAAACTACATTTCCTCTGAATACCACAGTGTCGGCTGTACTGGCAATTACTTGAAAATTACCGTTAAATTTTGAAGGCTTACAACCTGTGACAATTACATAACTGTTGGGTTCAAATATTGGTCCCGGGTCATAGTAGACTCTATAGTTTAGCCCGTTAATTGATCCACCTACCACTGGCCAACTATAAAAGTTAAAATCATGCAAATTTTTATATTGGTCAATGGCCTGCACATTTCTTGGATCAATTTTCAGTGCTCCATACCAGGGCGTGGCTTTGGTATCACAGATTACTGTAAGTTCACCGCTGATGGGAGTATTAAACAGTACACCTGTGCTGTCAACTATGTTAAAAACTTCAAATTGACTGCCGCCAACGGCGCTGGTCACTCTGGGATTAATTAGTCGTATTCCGTCAATATAAATTTCTACCCATTCTGTGGCCGTAGGCACCCAGGGCAATCTGAAAAAAGTTGTTCCACTTGCGGTGTAATTAAATGATAATTCTCCGCGTTCCCCAGTTAAATCTGTTCTTCTTTTTGTTATTAATCGAAGATCTGGTATATTGGGCACTATAACATTGTAGTTTGGTATCTTTATCATTTTAACCGCCTCTGATCAACCATGCTATTGCATATCTTCCTGACGGTAATGGGCAAACTAATCCAGTTTCGAGTAGCACTCGATAAGTCCACAAATTAGTATCTAATATCAACTGCGGTCTAAAACTTGTATAACTGCTGGCTGCTAGGTACGCATCGTTTTCTGTGGCAAAAGCACCGTATTCCACACTGACATCGTTGTCCCAGACTATACCGCGATCTATTTCTGGTAAGGTAATAGCTGTAAAATAAAACTCGGGCCTATTTCTTTCCATAACTGTTTTTACCAGCGGAGATATTATTTTTTGTTGTTCGTGTTCTAGTCTATAAACTACTATAGGGTCAATTCCATAATCATCCGGACCCCACTGTGGTTTGATGTATATCTCAGAAGTTTGAGAACTTACCTGTATACTCATACCCGACTGTATTTTATATTCCAATGCATCTCTGCTTGGAGTTGCCTTAACTGTGCCGCCCCGTTGGGTATTATCTTTCTGGTATATAGGCTTTAAAAACAGTGGTAGAATTGAAGGCTCTATCTCGGCTGTGGGTTTAACAAAAATCAAATGTAGTAAAGGATCTTTGGTCCAGGTAAACGGATCAAACTTTCTTTCAGTAAGTTGAAACTTTTCGTATGTTAATTTAACTGGTACAAATGGCGTTGTTAATTTTTCCAAATCCATTTCAACATTGCTGCCGGCGCCAATGGTATATTTTTCCACTATTGGTTTAACCATGGCCGGAAGACCGTTACTGTAACGATCAATTGGCAAATGGGCCAGCGTATCATTGACATCAATTTTTATAAAAACTTGTTCAGCCTTGGTGTCTGACGCATGAGCAACCAGCGGTGTCATGTCAACTTCTATATAATTATTAGCGTCTAGTGGGTCTGGCACTATTTCTATTAGATCGTAGCTGGACCTGAGAAATTCTAATTTTGTAAATTCGCTCCTGGCTGTAGTACCACTGGGTGTCTCTGTGTTGGGCAAGGAAGGGTCTATTTCTGTATAGGAGTTATCACTTTTTTGAGTCTGTCCGGTAACTCCATCAAAGAATTCAATTCCAAATTTACTGGCAATAATATCGTCAACGAGATAGTACTGCACTTCATTATTGTCTGCAGACATTCCAGCAACAGGGTTAATAAAAAACGCATTGGTTTGCCAACTTGTGTCTTTGTCGACCCAATTATTAATTTCTGTTCTACCCACTGACAAATAATCTGTCATGAATATTGGTGCTCCGGAAGAGCTGGCCAATGACATGTTTGATAAAAATTTACTGCTTTCATCTACTGTGGCAGTGTAAGTTTTGTTCTGAAATATATTTTTATCAGTCTGAATTTCTACTGTTGCTGCTTTTGTGTCAGGTAAGATTTCCTCACTTGGCCGGTCTACTGTAGACGCAGAGATTATCTCTACATTATCTTCGTTGCGAACTGATATTGCAGGACCAGCCATAACTGGTTCGTCTATTTTATTATTTTTACCAATCAAGTCAATGAATACTAAAAATTTAGGAAGATCTCTAACATTTAAATATGTTAGTGCTAATCTAAAATTATATGTTAACCGCTCTGCATAACTTTGAATTTTAAATTGTGTACCCGTTCCTTGTAAACGAACTGTGCTAGCTGGTATATCAATTTGTCCTGTTTCAAAAAAACTAGCAGTATAACCTAACTCTTTGATCTCTTTTGATGCATTAAACTGCTGTTTGTAACCAGGTTCTACTCTGTACAGATACTTGTCAAATTTAATAGTTGGCGCATTTATTCTTCGTTGTGACCCAATATCTTTGCTCTCAGTGGATGCCTTAATTTTAGAGATCCGAGGCTGATAGTAATCTGAACTCATTGAATTTTGATCAATGCTATTAGGCATAGTTAGTTTAATGTCGCTACGCGGTGTTGACAAAATATGAATGTAATCTACATTTTCTTTTGATGCTGGAACATTTACTAAAAATGCTGTGTCAAGCTCGGTGTTATTGGCCAACCCAGATACCACTTGCTCCAGTTCTAATTTTTCTTTGATACTGTGTACAGTTCTCTGTGTAGGCCTTGACAGCTCTGCTGCTGAATCAATAACTTTTATATTTTTATTAACATCAAAAATTCCAACACTGCCATTATTGGTAGTTGCACTGCCCTGCGGCTCTGGCCCAGTAATACTGTCAATATCTCTATTAACTAATCCCCAATGACCAATTACTACGTCCGCCGTGCCATCATCGTCGCCAGTTGGTAAATGTTGAACAATAGTTACATTTGAATCAAAGTATGATACTATGTTTCTTGCCAGTGCTAATTTATCACCATTTGTAACAGATAGTGTGGTACTTGATTGTATTTCGCCATCGAGAACAAAATAAGAATCTCCTCCAGTAATGCTAATGTTGGCAAAAACTCCGTCTAGGCTTTCGGCAACAATCGAAGTAAATGCCCAAATATCAAATTCGCCCGAGGGCGGTGACGCTGCTCTAGCGATTTGCGATAATCTGATATATACCCCCGATTGTAACTTGGCTCCAATCGGCACAATAAACATCTTCCGAGTCCATTGGTTATAGGGTGTACCTGGTGGAAATGCAACCATGAGTATCCAGGTAAATCCGTCAGTGCTGTATTCGACGTTTAAACTTTCTTCCGGCGGCTGTATGATAGACTGGTACGCATAAAACATCAATCGATAAACATTGAATAAGTTAATTTTTGAATTACTGGTCGCCGATCTAAAATAATTTCTCCAGCCGTCTGGTGTTATAGTAAAAATGGTGCCTCGATTAAACACTATAATAGGAGTATCACTTGGCACATCTGAATTGGATGTAAATGAACTGTTATCAGGTGTAGATTCAATTCCTTGGTATAGTGTAGTTGATGTTACATCGAATACTTGGTAGCCAGCCGATGGAGTCGTTAATCCTGCTATTGTTAGGTTTCCTGTGATATACTGAATCATAGGAGTAGAATATTGAACTACATTACCGTACCAAGAACTAAGAAAACTCGAACTGGTGCTTAGTGCGTATGGGTCGAGTAGTCTAGTGTAAGGATACTGCAAATTTCCATAATCTAAAAAATTAAGTGGGTTGCCTAAGGTATTTTGTGCAGTAAATTTATAATTAACAGGACCTAAAATATAAATGTCTGTAACATCGTATAGTTTAGGACTGGTAGTATAAATCACAGAAAGTTTATCGCCAGCACCAAATTGCTGAAAATAATTGCCAGTGATATCAACAATGTTTTTCTTAATTGTTGCGGTATAGTATCCCGGCACAATATAGTCAAACAAACTTTCAAATTCTGTAAAAATAATTTCTTCAGTGATAGATGTTGCTGGTGCTGTATTTGTTTGTGCGTAGACTAACGGAGTGTATGTTGGGTTAGTTGACACTGGCACTACAAATTGTCTTGCGCCAACAGTGAACACTGGTAGTATACTGTTGTTGGCAGTTTCCATCTCAATTGACACTATGTCGCCAGCGGTGACATTGGTGTCACCGTAATAGTAAGCACCGTTGACTTTAACTACTCCGTACTCAATACTCATTAAACAAGGAGTAAATGCTCGCGGTAAAGTAATAGTTCTTGTGTGGATTCCAAACTCACCCGGTGGCTGTATTGGCAAATCAATGTGCCGAGGAAAGTATGTTTGTGCCACTGCTTCAACATCGTAATCATAAACAACATCACCTATGATACAATTTGTTCTCTGCAGGCCAGCGACTCTGCAGGCACGATTTATACTGATAATATCTCCGTCAGCTAACAGCGAGCCTCTCACATCTTCGGTGTAAGCTCGTTGGCCATTAATCCATAGCCACGCACCGTCGGGCGTTCTAGCATATACTTCGTCGTTGCCCAGTGTTTTCACTGTAACTGCACTGGTACCAATATGGCTAACTGGTCCTTGCCGTTTTAAAAATTCAACCGCAACAATTCTTCTGAGATCACCTAAGTTTAAAACCTTAAAAGATTTCATCCAATGAGATGCTACCAATGTTCCGTTTAATGCGCTGACTAATGTAACTTTGTCAGGGAATGTCTTTTCTGTGATGTTTAGTGCAGAATCAAACACCAGCACACGCTCACTGTCGTGTCCGGCTACATACATTTTTCCACTGTCTACAGTTATGTAACTAGGGCTAAAATCATCTAACAATATGTCTGCTTCAAAGCTGTTTGTTGCAGGATTATAAACTTTTAAAAGGCCGCCTTGACCTTCAGGTATGTAAACCTTACCGTTAAACAACGCTGGTTGCCATAGTGCGGTTCCTTGATACAACTCGGTAAAGTTACCGGCATAGTCCATCTTATAAACTTTTTGACTTTGTGTAACAAACACCACACCAGAATTATTTGGCAATGTTGTAATGTTCATTACAAATTCGTCAATCTCAAATTCATTGACTAAGGAAAAATCTGCATACGGGTCTACTACCCAAACTGAACCGTTGCCGCCGGCAAAGAGAAACATGCCATCATAGGTTATGCAAGTGGCTGGAGGAATCGCGGTCTTAACTCGAGCTCGGCGAAGATATGTAATTAAGTCTTCTCCGGGCAGTTGAAAAACAAAAGCATTGTCTGTAAATTCGCTGTAGTTTAATCTGGCATAAAATGGTGCTATACCAAATGTAGTATTGTTCAAATATATTTCATAGGCTTCACCGCCGCGAACTAATACCACTACACTTTGCCTGTCGGGAATTTTTACATAGTCTAAAGGATCGGCTGGCAAGTTTACTTTACTAACTTGCACTCCATTGATATCAAAAAAGTAAACTCCGTTGTCTAACGGATTTAAAACAATATGGAAGTTTGCAGGGATTAGCTCGTAGTTGGTTCCAAAATTAATTGGATAGTTTGTACCGCCTACAGATTTGTATGTACCGGTATGTGTAGCAGGCTCATACATGTACCAACGCTTAATGGCGTCTTCGGGTTTAACGCTGATTGTATAATTGCTTTTGTTTACTACAGCAAAACTAGATGGTACTCCATCAATTTCATAATGATAGAACTGGTGCCAAAGCCAGTCATCAGGCGTAATAATGGATGCGCTTACAATGGCGCCGGCAGAAACAGAAACGCTATTTGGGTTTGGTGGTGCAACTCCATTTACTGTGATTGTAAATGGAGTTATTGGAACAATGGTCATTGCACGACTGGCAATGAATCCTGTGGATCGTTGGGTTTGTGGAGTGGCTTTTGATATCGACGAAAACATTTACCACTCCACAAAATTCAATCTTACAGGCAACTCCTCCAGCGTTGACAGCGGCACCATGCGTACATTATACTGGTGTGTTAGGTGTAGGAATATCCTTGACAACCATAATACGCATTTTAGTTCCATAAGAACCAGAGCTCCACAGAGCGTGATAGGTACGCTTGTCATCTTCGTTGTATACGCTAACATCAATTTCACTGCCGCCGCCTACTACATCAGAACTGACTGTGCCTAACATATCCAGTTCATCGCTGTACTTGAAACGACTGCTGTTTAAGTTGTTCAAGAAAGTAATAACATACTCACCGTTTTCAGTTAAACTCTGTTGTTGGTATGGGTTAATAACTTGTCCACTGTCTGCGGAACTCTTTGTAGCATCTTTACGGCTGCTAGGCACTGCATTATCGTGCTCGCGAACTACAAACTTAAAAAACTTACCATTGACACTGTTTACACAGAACAGCGGACGATTTCCTGGGTTGGCAGGATCTTCTGGTAGACCACGCACAACACCAAACTTTTTATCAACCGGGCGCTGTACCAAGACCCAGCTAAAACTACGACCACTTTCTTCAGGATCGGGTCCCCAGCATCCTAAAAATACGCCATGATCACTGAGAACTAAACGATAGCTGATAGGGTTAGCGTAACTGCTGTCTGCGGCGAAACCACCGAAGGCGTTAGCTTTTCTTCCAGAAGTAACCCAGCGATTAATAAACAGTTGTCCTGCATCTGTAACATCCGGACCGTCCCATTTAGTCGGCGACGCTGTATAACCAGATGGAGCGGGTATTACACTAGGAACAACACCGGTTGATGTAGGATTAAATTTAATTGCATTTGATGTAGGATCAAAAGTGTTTGTCCACTGTGCTCCAAGATTTCCAACTGGTTCTACTAGATCTAAACCCTTATAGGATGATTTATATTTCCAGGAGGCTTCTGGTGCAGGACCACCTAATATCGGATTCCCTTGGGAATCTAAATAGCCATTATAAACGTTGCCAATGGGATACCCGTAAAAATAAGGAAGTTTCTGAACTGAACTGGTGTTCCATCCAATCACCGGATCCCCCGACCCTGGATCAACGTACAATGTTGATGGAGTTCCTACATACACTGCTAAACTGTTTACCCCCGGTACAGGGTCTAGTACAGGGGTATCCCAGTTCTCTGAAACATTTCTAGATACAGAAGATCTGTTTTTCCATTGACTAGTGTGAAAAGCTATTCTCCAGGGATCCTTAGTTGGATCCTCAACTGCTGGATCTGTTCTAGCAAATGGATCTATGTTAGTTGTAGATTCTAAAATAACCAATGTATCATCGGGCAGCGAACTAGGATCTACAGTAGCATCAAATCCAACTGGGTAAACAACTTTCATATGCTCTGCGGCTGTACCGGTAACTGGTGTGCCGGCACTGGTTAAATCAAGGACCAGAGAACAAATTAAATGTTTTACGCTCCCAATTCCATCTTTAGTATATGTTGTTACTGACATTCTATTTCCTTAAACTTATTAAGCTGGAACATAAGTGAACCAGAAATCTCTTAGAGCATAACCTGCATGAACACCTTCTTCGATGTGTTTAGCTGCCACTGTAAATTTAATCATTGTTGCTTCTGTGTACTCCGACAGTTCAACTGTGCCAGCGACCTTGCCTGATGTATAAAATACTAGGCCTTTTGGTATGCTTCCGCGAACGATTTCAAATGTTGGATCTGCTCTTGGTGTTTCGCCAGCTGGTACTGGTGCTTCTTCGGCGATAAAATCAACATCAATAGTGTCACCAGCTGATATCTCTCCTAGAGAACCTTCGTTTGGACTAATCCATTTTGGTCCCATTGGCTTCCAAATTACTGCTAATCTTAGTCCGGTATTTAATGCGGCATTTGCCGGCAACGCACGATATGTTCGTGGGCCCCACTCACCGTAGGTAGTGAACTGAATGTCCTGACCAGCCATAACAACATCAGAACTGGTCATACCAACCATATCTAATTCTTCAGTATAACGGAAACGAGGAGTAGTCAAGTTGTGTGGGAAACTTAACAAATATGTTTTATCCTCAGTGAGTGCAATTTGTTCAGCTGCATTAAAAATTGCATGACTATCAGGACTGTGTACATCTGCTAATACTCTTAATGCTAAGATGTTAGGGGGTGTATAGAAAAAGTCTTGATTAGTAATAATCTTACCGGGCTTGCTTGTTAATAGTAAACTAGCATCATTGACAATAGATTTAACTGTACCAATGGTATATCCAGTAGTGTCATATAATGTGCTACCTGGCTCTAAATTTACTAAGAATTGAGAAGCTTCTCCAGTTCTAGTATCTGGAGTTCCAGTGACAACCCAGCTACTTGGAGTATTGCCAGACACTGCGGATGATGCAATATTAATATTGCCCGAAGCCGGTGTAGGACTTGGTCCACTGGTTGGGTGTAAAATATCTGCTTCGCGAACTACAGATTTGTAGTATTTGTAGTTTACGCTGTTAATATGGAACACCGGAGCCTTGCCACGAGTTAGTGTAACTCCGGTACCGCGGTCAACCGGGCGCTGGCACAGAACCCAGTTAAAATAATTACTGTTCACTGTAGTAGCCGCACGAATTGTAGACCAAGAGCCTTCATAAATTCCTAAGAAGAAACCACGGTCTGTGATACTTAAAATATAAGTCAAAGGAAAAGTTTTTTCTTCTTGTGCAACTCGAATTTTTCTATTGTAAAGACCTTGGTTTAAATCGCTGTCTGTGAAAATGCCACCGGGCTGTGCTGCCCCAATGGCTCCAACATTGTCAATAACTACTCCAAAGTCGTCGGTAATTCTACTGATAATAACTTTGCCAGCAGCATCGTCGTAGCGCATCTGCAATGGTGTTGCAATCGATCCTGACACTTTTTGTTCGTCAGCGACTACAAATTGTACACGCCATGGCTGACGCTTGACTTCATCAACAAATGGATGTGTTGGTGCTGGGCGACTTTCGTTGAGCGGATCAACATCGCCGCTAGCTTCTAGTGTAAAAGAAAAATACACTGGTGCATTATCAGGGAATCCTACAGAAGAATATGTAACTGCGGTATTAGCAAGGTTCGCTGTAACAGTCAGCGGTGTTGTACTAGATGCTGTTGCATACAAATTAACTGGATTTGTTGGCGGAGTTTGCCAAATTGGAAAATCATAATCAGCCTTGACTTCAGATAATCCAGTTACTACTCCCGAGCTACTACCAATGGTAGATACTTTGGTAACTTCTACATATGGGCTAGGACGGGGACTGCCTTGATAGATTGGTCTGGAACCATCATTGATGTATAATTTATTACCTACAGCTTGACCGGTGCCCCCAGTTACAACTGTAGTCTTCCATGAAGTCATTGGAAAACCGTTTGAAGCATTGACTAGCGTAAATCCGTTTTCAATCATGTCCTTCATTACATCAGTGAAAAGATCAGAAATCTTAGTATAGCCTGTTCTTTCAACTGAGAAAAAATTTGGGATAGCCATTAATTATTCTCCTCGCGCCTGCGTGTTTTGTGTAAACTCATAATGTTATTTATCAACTTAGAAAAACTCTAAACTCAAGTAACTTGGTTCCAAGTGTTATTGTACCAGACATACATGTTGTTTGCAGGTACTAAAAGTACTGTTTCCCCAGTGTAGCCATATGGTGGTAGTGTATTAACTACATTAGTTTCGTAGTTCCCAGCAACATTGTCTGTAACTGCGCTAAAGTAAGTTAAATCTAAAGTAACAGGTCCTGCTACTCCATCGATGTTAGTGATACGCCCGTATACTCTGTTTTGCGCCGGTGTTTCTTGATTTGCAAATATACTGTACTGTCTTTGCTGTATTACACTGCCATCGTTGAGCAGAACTGTACCATCATCAGTTAAATGCCCAAGTGTAGATAAAAAAGTATAGGGATTAGTTTCGTTTTTTAACGCGGTGGCATAAACTTCAACTAGCACAGGCCTGTTAACAGTAAGATTGTAAACAATACTGGCAATGCCAATATCTATGTCAAACTCAGCAAAAGCACCAGCTGGTAAATCAGAAATTTGATAACTCCACTGTTTTCTTTCAATTTGGGCACCACCACCGGCCTCACCCCAATAGGTTTGACCCGAGCCATCGCTGGTAATTACTGTACCAGCTGGCCCTTTAATAGTAGGCAGTGTGTATTCGTCAGTAATTGTAACTTCACTGGCAATGATGTTGCCATTGACAAATAAATTAGCCTGCGTGTTTTCATACCCAGTTATGTGTACATCAAACTCAGGGTTGTTAGTGTTAATACCAATTCGTTTACGATTTACATCAAAGTAAATTAAATTACCTTCAATGGAAAGATCCACACCTTGACGCTCAAGGTTGGCAAAAAGCATTGGTCCTGATATGCGTCCTATTGCCATCTCAGTTTCCTATTAGACAGACACCGCGGTAGATCCGTATCCGTGAAGAATAATAATTGGTTGTTGATCGTTTGGGGTACCGGTAAAAGTAACTTGATCATTGAGCACAGTATAAGCAACTCCGGGATTTTGAAACACATTGCCGACAAAGACCAACATATAAATTTCTTCGCCTGGCAGATAAGTTTGTTGCATTGGTCCAAAAGTTCTATTAACACCATCGCCCATAAAGCTATCTTTAAACAACTCTACACGACCTTCAATGGCAAAATTACGCCAAGCACCTTGACTGTAATATTGCATTTTGTTGATCGTGGTATTAAATCTGACCAATCCATTAACTGGTGCATTAGGACCAACTGCGCCCGGAGCAAATGGTGTACGGATACTATAGCTACCGGTCTTTAGTTCCGTGTTTTTAATGTATCGTCCCATGTTAGACTTCTACGCTACAAACTGTTACAATGACTACATCATCCTCAGAAGCCACGGCATGTAAACTGTCGCCGTCGTCTAAGATTAGTTTTTCATTTTCAATAACATAAGTGTCTTCAGATGTAATATTCACATTGCTGTAGATGATGTTATTACCACCTGCACTTTGTCCATTGGGTACTGCATGTACGCTAAACAATGCAGGGTTAGTTGATGTGTTACAAAAATATGCTACTACCACAGCATTGGTGCCAACACTGGTGTATATAGGCTGTAGTGCTGTGTTAATTGTTGTGCTTTTGATTGCCATGGTATACCTTAAAATATTATTGAGAAAATAAACGCTTTGCGTTTAGTAATTAATTCTGCTTTATCTACTCTTTCATTGGCTACATAAAATCCCGTGTCTCCGGCCTTGGTAGCTTTTGCGTAGATAGTACTGAATCCAGTTTTTGGACCCGGATCACTGGTGATCTGTGGTAATCTAATCACTGGCCCAATGGTTACATCTTTGCCTGGGTTGTGTGTGATCCAAAAATCGTTGCCATTGGAATCTTGTACAAAAAGATTTCCTCCCAGTCTAGGAGCTTTGTCTTCTTCGACAACTGTGATGCTGAAAGTTTTCCAAAGGATACCGTCGTTGGTATATTGCCATTTTTCTGAAGTTGCATTCCAACGCAATCCAACTGGAGGATTTGTACCTCTGTCAATTTCAATACCAGCATTTACCAGACCACCTTGCCCAGCTGCCAATGTAATAAAACTATCTGTGACAAAAGTGTTCACCGACTCAACTTGTGTGGATGTACCGACTACTACTAAGTTACCGTTGATGGTAACTTTTCCAGCGTAGATATCCCAATCTGTGGAAACTCGTTTTACCGTTTTCATTTAAGTTCCTATTTAAACATATTTATGTCAAACTAAAGGATAAAAAAATAGCCGCTAGTGCGGCTATTTTTGTTTGTCTGTAGTTAATTACAGATCTACATTGCCTGTGAATACAGCATCCGATCCAGCTTCTTCAACTTGTACAGCGGCGTCACTGGTACTTGCACTGAAGTTCCATGGGTAGGTGTTACCGTCGCTGGCTGTAACTTTACGAGCTGTAATTTTGGTTACATATAAAACTGTGCCAGCATCGTTAGCTACTTTAATGCTCATTTCGCCGGCGGCCAGTGATCCATCAGCAACGCTGACTAATGTGCAAACGGCTGTTGTACCAGCACTGTCTACACATTTAAACTTCTTGCTACCGCGCTGGCTTACAATTGCTCCATCAACACTGGCTGTGCCGTTGTGAAAACGAACACGAAGATTGCTGGCGGCATTTGCGCCAAAATTTCTTTTATTTAAAGGGCGTCCCATTTGTTTTTCTCCTTGGTTAGCGTTCTAGGCCTACGCGGTGGGTACCGCATAAACTCTTTTGAGTGAACTATATATTTATTAGGTTCTAAGTTTTGCCAGCCCGCAAAATCTTAAGAGTGTTAGCCACATCCAACCAATGTCAAATTCAAACCAGCGGCGACTCAGTTTAGGGTTAGCAGGATCCAAATGATGGTTATTATGCAAGCATTCCCCACCAATAATAATACCCCAAGGACTAATGTTTCTACTGTTATCTTTAGTTTCACCATTACGATATCCCCACCAATGGGCTAGGCCGTTAATCACCCCAGCGGCCCAAAATGGAATCCAAATCATTTGAATCCCCCAAATAACAAATCCAATCCAGCCAAACAATGCAATATCAATGGCTAACATGATCATAATACCTATACGACTGTGTCTAGCATAAACATTTTGTTCTACCCAGTCGTTGGGTGTGCCTACACCATATTGCTGTACCATTTCAGTATCTTTACTGGCTGCGTGATACAACCCTGCGCCACCAAACAACACACGCCAAAGACCGTAAACATGAGGAGTATGAGGATCGCCTGGTTGGTCGCTATGTCTGTGATGTTTTCTATGAATTGCTACCCATTGCTTGGTAACCATGCCTGTAGTCAACCATAACCAAAAACGCATAAAATGTCCAGCAATAGGATGAAATTCTATGCCTTTGTGTGCTTGCCCTCTGTGCAAGAATAGTGTTACGCAGATTATAGTAATGTGTGTAACTACTAGAGTGTAAATTATTTCTATCATATAATACTTATGGCCAACAAAAAAGGGCCTTGCGGCCCTTTAGTGTCTTCCCATCCCAAGTGGTAAGATAAACTAATGCTTACTGGAAGCTCAAGTTTTGAACAGCGATCTCGCCAACATAGTCACCAGCGTTACCTAGAGACGATGCTGTGTTGGTTAACTCAATGTAACCATAACGAGTCATGAAACCAACTACTGGTTCGAAAGTAGCTGGATCTAGAACAACGCCAGAGCTCATTAGAGGGATATATGGGCAGTAGAACGCGGCTGCATCAGCCTCGCTAGAACCCTTATAACCAACTAGAACAGGTGTGCTGTCGCTAGCATAGCTGTCAACATAAACACGCATTGCGCCGTTTAGTGTACCAACAAACTTGGTGTTGGTAGGAGCTTCGAAAGTACCTTCTGTGGTACGAGCAAAAGCAGATGTTGTAGCACTCTGTAGTACTGTTAGAGCAGCTGGACTTACAACGGCCCAGTTGGCAGCACCACGGCGTGTACGCTGAGCGATCAAGTTAGCAACACGGTTAACTAGAACAGCTAGAGCAGCGTGTTCGTCACCAACGAATGTAGCAGTACCAGATACGGTAGCTTGGTTGAAAGTGGCTTCAGTAGCAGCTAGAGCACGTAACGAGCCTAGGATTTCCTGATCAATTTCAACTGTGATTTCTTGTGCTAGAGCGGCCATGATCTCAGCCTCGACATCCAAACCGTGCATGGCTTGTGCGTCTTGAGCGGCTTCGAATGTCCAACGAGCACTCATCTTACGGGTCTTGGCTTCAACAACTTGCTTAACGATTTGAACGTTAATCTTGCGGCCAGGAACGCCTTCAAGAGCGCTTGTACCAGCAGCGCGGCCAGTGGCTGCATCACCAGAGTAAGCAACAGCAATCTTGAATGGGCTTAGTGCTTCGTCACCAGCGGTTGTGCTAGTAGCATAACCACTGCTGTCTGTCATGCTTTCTGCATAACGAACACGTAGAGTGTGGATCTGTGCAACAGGTCCAGTCATTGGCTGAACACCAATGATTTCGTTAGCGATAACTGTAGGCATTACACGACGGATAACTGGCAGAATTACGCGGTTAAGCGAAGCAACGTTAGCAGCTTGTGTAGCGCCAGCGGTTGCATTTTCTGCAAGGTACTTGCGTGTGTTCTCTAAAACAACAGCCATGGAGGTACGGCGAGAGCCTTGTAGACCTTCTAACAGGGCATCTTTAGTTTCGCCCCAACGGCTTTCTAATAGTTCTTGTGTCATTTCTTTTCTTTCCTTTAAGGTTAAACTATTTTTTTTATAGCCCTGCTAAACGCTTTAGTTCAATGACATTGGTGTCATTTTCCTTAGCTGCGGATTTAGCAGACTTATCTCCAGTAATCTCAACACGGCTCTCGCTAAGAATTGCTTTTTCGCTTTTCTTAACTACACTGTTATTCAAGACTGCAGGTAGATACTTTTCAAACGCACTCTGTAGTTTGTCAGTCTGTACGTTTTCAAGAAGTTCACGCATTACTGTGGCCTTCTCTTTATTCAATGGCTTCAACATTTCAACAAGTTTTTCCTTGCGATCAGCTGATTCCTTGATGATGCGTAGTTCGCGTTCTTTGCTTTCTACGATCTGTTCCTTTTGCTCAACAACTTTCTGAGCAGATTCTAGTAGACCAGATTGCTCTTCCAGTTTGGCTTGCAATTTGCGGATTTCTTTGTTCTCATTAAGATGAGTAACACCGAACTCACTGGCAAACGCTTCAAAAATACGACGACCAAACATGTTCTCGCGAGCAGATTGGATGTCTTCTTTCAATTGTGTTAGTTCCGACTTTAGCTTGGTAGTAACAGCTTCTTGTACAAGAACAGAACTGCGCTTGATGAACTTCTGTTGTAGTTCAGCAAGTTTGTCCTTAGCATTGGCAACTAGACGAACCTTAGTTTCGACTACTGCCTGCTTGTCTTGTGAGAATTCCTTGATCTCTTCAGAAAGAGCACGGATTACAAATTGCTCTAAACGCTCAACGTTCTCGGCATAATTCTTGCGATCCTTGCGTAGCTCTTGCATTTCTTCGGCTAATTTCTTAACCAGGAATTCATTAAAACGGCCGGCGCTTTCCATCATGTGAGAACGAATCTTCACACGATCTTCAACAACAGCCTTTTTCTCGCTGGCAAACTCTTGTAGTTCAGCAGCAAGATTTTCTGTTACCATCTTATCTAAAGCCTCAACCATTACCTTTTTATCGTGTTCATAGCGGCCTGCAAACTCCTCACGAAGTTCTGCACGAACTTGCTCGCGAGCCTCAACTAACTTGGTTTCCCAGGCTTCGTTAATGGCATTACGAGTTTCTTCGTTAATGATGCCGCTATCCAATAATGGCTTGATAGCATCAAACATTGGTTTTCCCCTTTATAATTTTAAGTCTCTAATTAAGCGAGTTACTTGCTCTTTTAGATACTTTTGCACTTTTTGATTTTCCTGAGCCTCTTTGGCTATTTCTAGAGCCCGGTGACCGTGCCGCATGTTCATCAACCCTTCGTAAATCGGAGTTGGATACGCATGAGGCGCACTGGGTTGTGCAACAACATCTACAGTGACTATCTCAAAGTCACTAACATGTCCATTACTTTCGTTAACGTTTCCGCTACCGCGACTGGACACTCCTAACTTAACCCCACTGGATAGCATAGTCTCAACTAATTTACCCATAGGTGTTGGTAGAATCTTTAACTTGCCTTGGCCGGTTGGACCGTCCATCCACATTTGTTCAATCATGTGGCTAACGCGGTCTAAGTTAATTTTCAAATCATCAGGATGATCTACTTCGCCTAAGACGCTGTAGCCACCCTTGATTTGTTCATTAATAGTTTGTACGGCTTTAGCAATCTCGTTTACAGGATATACTCGCTCGTTGGCATTGCGAACTCCGCCTTCGATGAATACACCCTTCATGAAAAGGTTCTTACCTTTGCCCGTAGCGTCATCTTCCATGATGACTTCCATGCGGGCATGGTCAAAAGTAAGATTTTCTTTAAGATACTGTGCCATTACTGGTTACCAATTAGCGTACTTTACCACCAACTAGGCTCTTTGTGTCAACACCCATCTTACCGTCTGTGGTTTGACCTTCTTTGCCGTGTTGCTTTTCGTAGCTGGTTGCTTTGGTTGTGTAACCTTTGGTCTTAGCGCCAGGTACATTTTCAAAGTTGCCAGCGCCTTTTAGATCGCCGCGGCCTTTGGTGTACTGGTTGCTCGGTGTTGGAGTTGGCTTACCATCGGCAGCTTGCTCTGTACCACCCTTAACAATGTTACCAGCAGTACCACCCATGTTGTTCTTGCCGGCTACAATGCTTTGCTTGTTAATAGCTGTAGTTTCGCCTCTGGCTCCTACTGCTGTGCCTTCGGACTCGCCCTTGGGCCAATCTTTGCCTACTTTTTCAACATACTCACGAACCATGCCTTCGTCGGCTGGCTCTTCCATGTCAAATTCGGCTTCGCCGTCGCCCATGTCATCCATGTCGCCGCCCATATCGTCACCTTCTTCTCCGCCCATTAGTGCGTCAAATTCGGCTTTTAATTCGTCTAGAGCAGCTTCTAGGTCTTGAATTTTTCCTTCAACACCACCTTCGCTGCCCATGTCGCCGCCTAGATCTCCAGGCATATCTGCATCACCGCCCATGTCGCCCATGTCGTCGCCCATGTCGGCATCGCTGCCCATGTCGTCCATACCTAGGTCATCGTCGGCTTCCTGCATGCCTTGCTCGTCGGCTTCAATTTCATCGACTAAGCTGTCAACTTGATTACCACCAACTGCGGCTTCATCAAAATCCTCTTCGTCAATGAGGGATTCGTAAATATCGCGGCTCTTTTCTACAACGATTTGGTGGAAAAGATCGCGGGCTTTGTCTTCTTGCTCATTGATAATATATTCAATTAGCTGTTCATACTTGTTCATGTGAACTCCTTAAAATGATAAACGCTGTGTATTATTTACAAAATAACGGAATATTACCGTTATAATGGTGTTTTTTTGCGTGTTTTTGAAATTACATCGCCGGAGCAGCGGCTTCTGCTGGCGGTTTATACTGTTTTGTGATACTGCCTAACTTTTTCTCGTGCTCGTATTTACGAACATCATTCATGACTCGTAAGCGGTTAATCTGTGCTAGACTAAGTCTAGTCTTACGCACATCAGACAATTTCTGTACAGAATTGTCGTCTTTTTCGTCACGATAGCCAGTGGGCGTTGGCTCAAAAAGTTCAGCTATAAACATATATGTTATTTAATCCAAACGGTAATTAAACGGCTGGTGCGGCCGCTGGTGCCGGGACTCCAGGGGCACCGCCTTCGGGGCCCGCCGGAGGAGCTTCGGCTCCCATCTCACCACCTTCCGGTGCCGGCATCTCTGCAGAAGCTAGGTCAGCATCTAAGCCGCCCGGTGTTACACCTACACTACGCAGGCCCACATCTTCTGCAGGTGCTTCTTCAGATTCGCCTTTTTCTTCCATCCACATACGCTCGTTTTCACTCATTTCCTGCTCAGTCATACCTAAGTATCGTTGCATTAGGAAACGCTTACTAAAGTAAGGGAATGCTTCTAGCTGTGTAAATGTACCAATTCTAGCACCGTCGATCTCAGCTTGACGATAGTTAGCAAAGTTTTGCGGCTCGTTAAACTGTAGATCAAATAACTGCCCATCAATGTTAATACCGCGCCAGCGCATGAACATCTTAAATTCTTGATCTAGCTTGTCTACTACCATACGCTGTAAGCGCAGGCAGTACTGGTTAAAGCGCCATTCTTGAATTAGTGCTGTACCAACACGACCATCTGACACTGCCTGTGAACCATCATCCATACCTGTGGGCAGGTAACTGCTAGGAATACGCAGACCACGGAACAGTTTATTAGTAAAAAACTTTAAGTCTGTGATCTCACCTAGATTGCTACCACCTTGCAGTGTGTCAACACTACTTCCGCGACCGTCTGCGGTCACAGGAAAGAAAAAGTCTTCGTTGGTGCTCAGTGGGTTATAAGTGGCATCCATCATATTAGTGCCGCCACCGGTCTGTGTAGGAATGCGGCGCTGTGCAATTTCGTTCTTGATACGCTCCACAAAAGCCATGGCCATGTGTGCTGGCATGTTACCTACATCAATTTTAAAGATTCTGCGTTCTGGTGCTCGCTGCACACGATAGATAATAATAGCATCTTCTAGCAATTCTTTTTGCTTGAATACTTTGAATACATTTTCTAATACACTGTTGCCAAACGGCCAGAACAAATCTAAACCTTCGGTTAAACTTAAATGTACAATGTGTTCGGCGTTGATAACGCTTTCGTTCTGAGTATGGCTAAATCTACTGCCGCCAGAGTATGGAGACCCGGGCTGTACATAACTACCGCTGGCTCCACCAACCTGTGGGTGATTTGCATAACTGTCTGTGGTAGTCACGGCCGTAGCTGTTAGATTTTCAAAGTTTGGTTGTAAGTCTTTGATTACATACTGCTCGGGCTTTTTGCCATCGGCTTCATTGACAATACACTTTACAACCTTGCTCATTTCAACCCAGTACAATTTAAAGTTTTCTGGGTCGCGAATAAAAACCTGGTCACCGTATTTTAAAGTATTACGCATAACTTTGAATATGCGCTTATGAAATTCGTTTAATGCTACCCACTGCTGTAGCTGTTCTTTGACAATTTTAATTTCGCTATCCGTTGGCTTATCCTTATAGTGGACCATAAACGGCATTTGCGTTTCTTTATCCGGCTGTGTGCTAAATTCAGCAAGAATATCCAATGCGGCATTGACTTCACTGTCCATGTCCATTTGCTCGTACTGGTTATATCTTTCTGTACGATTAGGATGCCCTAGATAAATTTCAGGCAAGTTGCTTTGGTAGTTGCGGTATGCCGGCTGACCGTTGTTACTGGTGCTGCCAACGGGACTGGCTACGCCAGATGGGTTAGCTGTCCTAAAATATTTTTTCCAACTCATGGTTTAGTACTCATAGTTTACTATTTAATCAAGAATATGTATTGTAAACATATTGTTGCTGTATGTCTTTACTGGATGCAAGTATTTCTTTAATTTCATTTAACAATGATATCTGCTCCTGCATTATATTTGTAGAATCTGTAGACTTAGAACCCGATCCAAACAAGTTTCCTAATGCACCAGCTGCCATACCAGCTGCCATATTAAGTCGAGGAAATGCTGATCCAAGTGACACATCGGTATCTTTAGACATCACAGAAGAGTTCGATGATCCCTTAGCCATACTACTGACCATCTCGGCTAGACTTTTGCCGATGCCATTTAAATCTAAACTTACTGGCACAGATCTTCCGCCATCCAATGGAATAACTGCTTCGTTACCATGAAGTTTTTCTAGATACCCAGAAGTAGGGCCTTCGGCAATGCCGCCGCGAGCTTTACCTTCCTTGGCGTCAAACCACCCTTTAATTGCACCAGTTACGCCGCCAATAATGCCGCCGGCTGTTGCGCCACTTAATCCACCAACGACTGTACCGGCTAATGGAGCAACAGCCGTACCCACTGTGCCCGCATAAAGCCCACCGATCATGGCTCCACTAGTGGCTCCACTAATTGCGCCTGCACCTGCAGATTTTATTTTTTCCCAAGTAGAAGGGCCTTCTTTTTTGCCGCTGGCACCGCCAATACCTAACTCAGCCAGTTGCTTCTGTACTGCTTTTAACATTTCAGCAGATATATCAGCAAATTTTGCAATTGCCGGAGTTAGTGTTTCTTCAAGTGCTGTTTTTAGTTTTTGTGCTGCTTCGGCAGCGGCTATGGTCTGAGCAGTTAAAGTATCTGTAGTAGACTTTTGTTGTGCTACTAGATTCTGACTGCTTTCAACTGCGG